AATATTTTTTTAATTTACTGATATATTTATATAAAAAAATTAATAAATGGCAAAAGAAAAATCTTTAGTTGAAGAGGCAATCCTTTCTATGAAAAATTTAGAAGAAGCGGTTGCTGAAAATGCAAAAGGAATACTTGCTTCTACTATGAAGGAAGAAATCAAAGAATTGGTAAAAGAATCTTTATCCGAACAAGAAGAGGATGAGGTTGAAACAGATGTAGACATGGAAGAACCTGAAATGGAAGAACCAGAAATGGACGACGAAGAAGGTATGGAAATGGATACAGATAATCCTGACGATGAACCTATCGACTTAACTAAAAAATCAGATGCTGAAGTTTTGAGAGTGTTTCAATTAATGGGACCCGATGACCAAATTGTAGTAACAAAAGATGACAACGGAAACATTAATTTGAAGGACAATGAATCAAACAAAGAATATATGATTGTTGGTGAAAGTGATGATGAGTTCATGGGTGATGCAGAAATTGACGCTATGGAAGGATATGGAATGATGGAAGACGATGATTTATTCGGTGATTCTGAAATAGGTGATATGTCTGGCGAGATGGCTGAAGACGATTTTGAATCTGATAAATCAGGCTCTGATGTTAAGAGTATTATACAAAATATTTTTGATGAGCAATATGATGAAGAGGATGAAGAAATGTTAGATGAGCCAAGCTCAAACCCTTGGGATAAATTAGATTCTGACCTTCGTAATAAATTTGGTGATAAATATGACAAAGGAGAGGTGTTTATGGATTACCCTGAAGACCACGACTTTGGAGATTCCGAAGAAGAAGACGAAAGTGTTATGTACGAAATTGAAATGTCTGATGATACAACATCTATGGGTGTTGAAGAGGATGAAGACATGGACGATGTAGTATATGAAATTGAAATGACCGACGAAGAAGTGGATGAAGATGACAACTATATCGAAGAAGCTATGAAAAAAATCAAGGCTAAAGGTGTCGGTATGGGAAGTGCGCCTAAATTCAAGTACGGCAAAGTAAATGAAAAGGGATTTAACACTAAAATGAAACAAGGTCCTAAATCAGTTGGGACAGGCAAACCAAAATTTGATTATGATAAATCGGGTGAAAACTTAGATGGTGAATTTAAAATTAAACCAAAAGTTAAGAAATCCGAAACAAAAGAAGCCTCACATACATACGGAAATGGTTCTAAAGAAGGACGTGGTTTAAGAAAAGGAATCACTCCTAATAGAAACTTGACGTTTGAAGGTGTGGATAGTGGTGAGTTACAAATTCTTAGAGAAAAGAATGAGGAGTACAGAAAAGCACTTAACGTGTTCAGAAACAAATTAAATGAAGTCGCTGTGTTCAACTCAAACTTGGCATACGCTACAAGATTATTTACTGAACATTCAACATCTAAACAAGAAAAAATTAATATCTTGAGAAGATTTGATGGTGTTGAAACTCTAAAAGAATCAAAGAATTTGTACAAAATCATCAAAGATGAGTTATCAGGAAGTAACGTACAACCAATGAATGAGTCTTTTGAAAGAAAAATGGATAAAGCACCTTCATCAGGTTCTGCGGCTAACTTAATTGAGTCAAAAACTTATGAAAATCCTCAATTCCTGAGAATGAAAGATTTGATGGCTAAAATAAAATAAACTTAAAAACAAATAAAAAACCAAAAAAATGGGAGCATTATTAGAATCAGGTCTTGTTGGTAACATTGGTCTTAAGCACCTTAAAGTTATCAAGGAAGATACTATTAACAAATGGGACAAATTAGGGTTCCTTGAAGGCCTTCGTGGTCACCTAAAAGAGAACGTAGCTCAGCTTTATGAAAACCAAGCTAGCTTCTTGATAAACGAAGCAACTTCAGACGGTTCATCAGGTTCTTTTGAAACTGTTGTATTCCCTATCGTTAGAAGAGTATTCTCAAAATTACTTGCTAATGAAATCGTTTCAGTACAAGCTATGAACCTACCAATCGGTAAATTGTTCTACTTTGTACCAAAGATTCAGGGTTACCAAGATGGTACTGGTGCTGGAACTGGAGCTTATGACGTTAATTCAGGTCAACACTACGCACCTGTAGGTTCACCTGGTAATTATCCTGGTGACCCTAATTCAGGTTACACGTTATCTAACGGTTCTTACAATGGTACATACGCTAAAAACCTTTACGATTTATTCTATGAAGGTTCTGAGCCAGGTCTTGACCCAGCAGGTCTTTTTGACTATTCAAAAGGTCGTTGGTCTGCAATTACATCTAACTGTATTGTTATGACATGGCAAAACGGCGCATTGGCACCTCAAACATCTTCAGCCTCTTATGCCGGTAACACAAGAAAAATTACTATCGGTCTTTCAGGATTTTCTAATACAGGTGCTGGTAAACTTACCGCTCCTGATGGTGCTGAATATGATACAGAATCTTTCTTATCGAACTTAATCATTTATTCAGGTTCAGGTCTTACTGCACCTAGTAGCCCTTGCGCACTTTCATCAGGACCTCTATTGTATAGAGTAGTTACTCAACAATACGGTAGAGCAATTATTAATCCAAACTACAATCAAAGAACAGCATCATGGCCAACACAAGGTAATGGTGGTCAGTATGATGACATCTGTTCACCACAAGGTTTTATTTATCTTGAGGTTGACTTATCATGTCCTGCATGTCCTACATGTGGTTCTGACACTATCGATGGTTACACTGGTGCAACTATCACATCTGCGGCTACGACTACTTCGTTCTACGCGGCTTGGAGACGTTATGAAGAGTTAGAATTTGAAGACAAGATTGGTGAAGTTTCTTTCGACCTTGAGTCAGTAACAGTTTCTGTAACTGAAAGAAAGTTGAGAGCACAATGGTCACCAGAACTTGCTCAAGACGTTGCGGCATTCCACAACATTGACGCTGAAGCTGAATTGACAGCATTGTTGTCAGAACAAGTTGCGGCTGAAATTGACCGTGAAATCCTTCGTGACCTTCGTAAAGGTGCGGCTTGGAATTTACGTTGGGACTACAACGGATGGAGAAGACTTGCTAACACAACTTCTTACACTCAGAAAGACTGGAACCAAACTTTGATTACGGCAATTAACCAATTATCAGCTCAAATCCACAAGTCAACACTTCGTGGTGGAGCTAACTGGATTGTTGTATCATCTGAGGTTTCTGCAATCTTTGATGACTTAGAATACTTCCACGTTTCTAACGCATCACCTGAGCAAGACCAATACAACATGGGTATTGAAAGAGTGGGTACACTTGCTGGTCGTTACCAAGTATATCGTGACCCATACTTCCCACCAAACCAAGTATTGATTGGTCACAAAGGTACATCGTTACTTGATACTGGTTACATTTACGCACCGTATGTACCACTTCAATTAACTCCAACTATGTACAATCCATTCAACTTTACACCTATCAAGGGTATCATGACACGTTACGCTAAGAAAATGGTTAATAACCGTTTCTACGGACGTATCACAGTTGATGGTGTTCGTTCATTCGACTTAAGAGAATTGAGATAATCAATTATCTTTAGAATAATAAAAAGGTCAGAGAAATCTGACCTTTTTTATTTTTATTAATTGGGGATATTTATGTAAAATGACACTTAGAAAAATAATAAAAGAACATTTATTATTAGAAAAAAGAATTGCTCAAATATCTTCTGAGTTAAAAATAATTTTTAATTTTGAGGTCGATAGGAAAAAACATGCTTTTGATAGAGCAACAAGACCCGAATTGGGCGATTCGTATAATCAAAGAGAAATATCAAATTCCGAACTAAAAGAATTTGTAAGTTTATTTATTAGAGAGATTTCTGAAAAAATAGTTAGTGGTGAAATAAAAGATGATGAATCTTTTATATTAAAATCATTAAATTGGGAGCTCGCGGTTCCTGTTACTCCTGTTCATGTTGATGGGACATATTGGAAGCTTATTATAACTACAGTTTTCAGAGAATCTGAAGAAAACCCATTTAGAGTTGGTAGAAATCAATTGGTTTTATGGAGATAAATAAGGTGGGCCTTGTATCTTAATCGTCTTCCAACCCACCTAAAGATTAGGATTGTTTCGTTCTAACCTTGTTTTCAAATGTTTTACAAATATATATCGAAAATTAGTAATCTCCAAATGTAATTTACAAATTTGGTAAAATTTTATATATTTATGAATACTATAAATAAATTTTAAAAAACAAAAAATGAAAAAACAAATTTTATTTTTAACCCTAATGATGTTCGTATCAATATTTGCGATTGGACAAACTTCAATTGCCGATACAACTGAACAAGGGTTATTCTTTAAACCAAAGAAAAAACAAAGTCCATTTACGAGTGAATACGGAATGGCGACAAGTAATTTATGGAGAGGTATGGACGTTGGTAAACAACCTGTAATAAAAATGGAAGCCGACTATCAACCAGTTGATTGGTTTACATTAAATTCAGAAGCTTGTGTTGTATACAATCAATTTAAAGATGGATACGGTAATACTGTTAAAAACGGAATGTTTTTTAATGTGTATAACACATCAATAGGAATACAGGATGTTTATTTTAATCAAAACACCCCAACCCAATCAGATACTTCTTTTTTCCATTTTGACAAAGCAACAACAAATCACTTTTTTGAGTTGGCGTTAAAATATAAAGGAGACCTTAAATCAAGAATTGACTTATGGGGTAGCTTTGTATTTTATCAAAATGAAGCGTATAAAAGAGGAGCTGCGTATATTGAGGCAACTTATCACTTAGATTACAATGCCGATTTATTTGTTGGGTATGTCACAGGTGAATCACAGTTAAACTTCCAATCTAAAGCTGGTTTTACAAATGTAGGAGTTGTAATTAAAAGAACATTGCAGTTCTCTAAAACTACCGACGCTCAAAGTCGTTTAACTATAATGGTGAATCCTATGTATAAAACCGCAATTGTACCAAACCCAACTGTTGCTAATAGACCAATTACCGCCAATTTACAGATTATGTTTTAAACATTATATTAATTAATTATTAAGGGGTTCATAATGAACCCCTTTTTTTTGTCTATACTATTTTGTTGTTTGTCTAATTTATAAAGTTAAACAAAACTCGAAAACAATTTTAGATATTTATAGTAAATTATTTGTTATAAATGAAGTTTATTTTTTTTAAGATTTTTTTATTATTATCAATTTTTTCATTCGGACAAATAAGAGATTCAATTTATATAAGAACCTCTATTTTTGATATAGTTTATTCTGAAAAATTACAACAACCAAAATGGATTGAATATCACGTAAAATGTTCTGATGGGAATATATCTCGTAAAGGTTTAGATTTTTATACCTGTGATTCTATTTTAACTTCTGATAACAGGGATTACGAGAATAACATATACGATAAGGGTCATTTGGCTCCTGCCGCCGACTTTAATTGTAATAAAGAAACTCTTAAATTAACATTCACATACTTAAATTGTGTTTTACAACACGAAAAATTAAATAGAGGTGTGTGGAGATTATTAGAACAATATGAAAGAGAATTGTCTAAAAAACAATCGGTTATTGTTGAGATTAGAATGGTGTATTCTAAAAAATCTTTAATTCTTCCGTCAGGAGCTACAGTTCCTGATGCGTTCATAAAAACAATAAGATATGGAAATAAAGAAGAAATATATTATTTCAAAAACGAAACTCCCGTTTATACGGATTTTAATAAGTATAAACGAAGTAAATAAATAAATTAATTAACCTTTAAAATGAAAAAAATCGTTTTATTACTCTCGTTTTGTTTCTCATTTATTTTTGGATATAGTCAGTATGACCTATCCAAAAATATTGACAGACAAGTAATGGTGGTTCCACAAAAAGGAATGGAATCCCAAACCCAAGCGTTTATTCAAAGAAGTAACGCTCAGATTGTTGCTAATTTTGAGCAGCTTGGATGGTATGTTGTATTACTACCTGAAAACTTAACTCAAGATTCATTCGTTAGGTCATCTAAAGACCTTCCGTTTATTAAAGAGGTCTACAAAGACCAAAAAGTAGAAATGAAATTGGATTATATTCCAAATGATGTTGAGTTTAACCAATGTTGGCATCTTAAACAATCTACGGATAAGGATATTGATGCTGACGAAGCTTGGGACTTGGTTCCGGCAAACAATCCAACAGTAAGTGTTGCAATGTTTGATGGAGGGCTTGATTTAACTATTCCTGATTTAGCTGGAAACACAACAAATCCATTTAATGCGGTTAACAGTACAACTAATATTCCTTATGTTAATTCTTTTGACAAACACGGAACAACTTGTTCAGGTACTATTGCGGCGGTTACAAATAATAGTATCGGTGTTAGTAGTGTTGGTAATAACAAAGTAAAAGTTATGCCAGTTAACATTATGTCACAAGTATTTGATGGAGGTAGTTTTTTTACTTCTGATGTTATCCAAATTAATGGTGTTAATGCTGCGATGGCTAATCCAACCTGTGTTGCAATTGCAATGTCTTATGGAGGTTCATCTTATTCATCAGCATTGGATGCCGCCTTTCAATCCGCAAGAACAACTGCGAGAGGCGGTAAAGGTATGGTTGTAGTTGCATCGTCTGGTAATCAATATTCAGGAACTGCCGCTCAGTATCCTGCAAATTATAGTGGTGTTTGGGGTATTGGTGCAACATCACAAAGTGACTTTAAAGCAAGTTTTTCTAACTTTGGACAAATTTGTGATATATCCGCACCTGGCGTTTCAATTAGAACTGTCGATAGACCAGGAACTGCAGGATATAATTCGGGTGATTACACCTCAATAAGTGGAACATCATTCTCTTGTCCGATATTTGCGGCTTCAGCGGCATTTTGTTTTTATAAGAATTGGGAATTAACTGATGACCAAGTGTTACAAATATTATCTCAAACCGCAGAAAAAGTTGGTGGGTATAGTTATACAAATAATCCAACTTGGCCATATTCTACAAGAAGTAATGAACTTGGTTATGGTAGAATTAATTTGAGAGATGCAATCAACTCAACACCAAATCCGGGAGGAGATGTACCACCTCCACCACCACCATCACAAATACATAATTTTGTAATTAATACTTTAACTATTAATCCAACATCAGTTCTTGCTAACTCTAGTATTACAATCACTGCAACAATTGCAACTCAAAATCCTTCATACCCTGCGGTTAATGTGATGACTCAACATAGATTATCAACTAACACAACTTGGGGTGATGCTGATGATATTATTATTGGTACAACTAGTGGTACTCTTGGAGGTGGTGTTGCAACTGATGTTGAAACTTTAACATATAATGTTGGAAATACCTCAGGGTTAAGATACATTATAAGTAGGGTAAACTATATGGGTTCAGTATCTGAGACCATATCCACAGATAATACAAAACAATCAAGTTTCACAATTACTCAACCGGCAGTTACAGGTGCGGATTTATCTTTAATTATAACTTCTCCATTATCAGGGAGTATAACAGTTCCATCATCTCAAGCCGCAGTATCTTTCCAATGGAAAGTTACAAACACAGGTTCAGTTCCTATTACATCATTTACTTGGAGAAGAACTTGGGTTGATTGTTCAGGGTATACAAATCCATTAAGTCCTTGTGGTTCAGTGCTGACTTGGCCCACATCAACTTCTTGGCAAGGACCATTATTACCGGGGCAATATATATTTTTACCTGGAGGAGGAACCCCAACAAACCCTATTGGTGCTTCTTGGAGTTCGTCTCAGGTTTGTTTTAGTTCGACAAGTTGTGCAATTCAACCTGGAGGTACTAACATAATGAGAGTTACAATTCTAACTGTAAACGGAGGAACAGGTGATACTAATTTAAATAATAATCAAGTTGATTGTACGGTTAGTAGATTAACAACCGCAACAAACAATGATGTTACATCAGATATTGATTATGTTGAGGTTAGACAATTTAGTAAACTGTATGAAAATCCTGTAAGATATAAGACTATGGAAGAAGCAATACTTGAAAAAGGACTTAATATAATCCACATCCATTACTCTGATGGAACAGTAGAAATAAGAAAAATTTCAAAAGAATAAAAACAAAAAAAGTATTTTAAAAAGGGAGTTTACTCCCTTTTTTTATTTATTAGATATTTATATATAAAACATTTCAAAATGAAAAAATTGTATTATTTGGACGATAGCGAAAAAAATAGGATTTTAGAGATGCATTCTAACGCTACTAAAAATCAATATTTATTAAATGAATCTGCCGGAACTGAACAAGACCCATATAAAGATAATGATTTAAGTGGAGACGTTCAAACATTTGTTGATACGTTAGATTTTTATGTGACTGAGAGTGGCTTAGTGAAAATTAGGGATATTGCTGCGAGATTAATTAATCAGTGGTATCTTGACGACACAAATTTAAATGATAAAAAATTAATAAACGCATTACAAGCTTTGTTAATACAGTATAGGGCCGATGAAGGGGATACACTGTTCAATGAAATTGAATCCTTTACTTATGTAGGATTAAGTCCTAATGGAGTAAAGGCTAAAGAACAGTTAAAAAATTTAATTCAACAGGCGGAAACGGTGCAACCAAAATCTCTAGGAGGAGCAACCGCTGGCGGATGTAAGGGTTGGGATTGGAATAAGGTTCAGCAAAAATATCCTTGTACAAGTCCTGATATGTTTTTTGACACAAAACCAGTTTGTTCTCAGTATGGTGATTATTTAAGAGCAAATATAAATAATAATGAATTTATATTTTTTATAGGTGATGGTCGTTTATATGATAAAAATTGGAAAGATTTTGGATATTACGCTTGTAAAGCGGGTAAATTAGAAAAAACTTCAGGTGCATATACGGACAAAACAAATACCGATTTGACACCACAAATGGAGTCAAAGAAGAGAGAGTTTGTTAGAATGATTACTGAAGCTGGTTGGGGAGCGGTTGATAGTTCAGGTAGTGGAAGTGGTAGTGGAAGTGGTGGTAGTAGTGGTAGTCGACATAGACGAAGTAAGGGAAATAGACAAGGAACTGGAGGTAGTTCTATATCTAATGTACAAAACAAAATAGTTGAATTGGATTCAACCTATAAACCAACAGGTTCTATGGACCAAACAACTATAAACAAAATAATGGATTTACTAACAAATGGAGTTAAACCACCAACGCCGACACCAACACCTTACGAAGTACAATCAACAACAAGCAGTGCATCAAGCGGTGATTAATTAATTAAAAAATATTTACATGAAAAAAAGAATATTAATTTCAGAAGTAGAAAGAAGACAAATTTTATCTAAGCATCTTAAAGTTGGGTATAACACGTTTTTGTTTGAGCAAACTACCAATTATACAATTCAAGATATTCAAAACAAATTAAATCAAGCACCTTTTAATGCGGGTTTAGTCGCGGATAACAGATTTGGACCAAAAACATCAGCAGCAATAGTAAAGGCTTTAGATACTATTAAAACAGGTGGAGTTACATCAGCACCAAGTACCGCTAGTACAGAAACTACAGGAAGTAATACCGCAACTACTCAAACTAACACATCAACTACAGGAACTAATACCACAGGAACAGGTACTGTAACATCGACAGGGTCTAATACATCCACAACAGGAAAAGAAGACCCGTCTTCAGGAGATTAATCCTCAGTAGTTGTTTTATTTTTTGTTTTAGATATAATTCTAATGGCTTTAGAGATTATTTCACTTTCTCCTATAGAGAATGCTCCTCTGTGGTAAGCGGATTTACATGCTTGAGTTAAAAAATAAATTGACTCATCATAAGACATATTTGACAAAATCAATTCTAAATGTTCTTCACTAATTAAAGGAATTTCATCAAATATTTTTCCGTATAATTCTTCTTCTTGGTTTTCCATAAAATGATATATTTATAATAATAAGAATTTTATTTTAAAATGTTAAGTGACATAATAAAAAAAGTTTTATTGGAAGCTGCGTCAGATTCAGGTGGTGCCGGTTCTTATATTACCGCACTACAACCAGGCATAAGACCTTTTGATAAAACACAATTACAACCATTTAATATACCTGTATCAGAATATGATAGTCCGTTATTACAGTACGATAGTTATGATGGTAAAATGAATGAAAGATTAGACCAAATAAAAAAAATTGAAAAGGTTGCACGAAAAATTACTAATAAAATGAAAAAAAATCCGTACATGACATTTAGTGATGATGATGGAAATAATATAAATCAAACCCCTGGTAAAGGATTAAATTTTGTACCAATTAAAGAGTGGGTTGAAATAAATGAGAGTACTATCTCAGAAGATTTAGCAGTATGGTTTGGAACTAAGAAAAAACCAAAGGGTAGTAGTCAACCTAAGGGTCCTTGGGTTAATATATGTAGAACAAAAGAAGGTGGTGGTCACCCTCCATGTGGTAGACCTGAAGCTTCTGATAAAGGATACCCTAAATGTAGAGCGGCAGGAGTTGCCTCAAAAATGTCGGATTCTCAGAAAAAGGCCGCTTGTGCTCAAAAAAGGAGAGCGGAAAAAACCCATAATAAATCAGGAACAGGAAATTCACCAAAAATGACATCATACAAACCAAGAAAAAATCAAAACGAATCTCTTGATAGGTTAATTGATAAGATTATAAAAGAGATTAAATAACTAAATTATTTTCACTAACTTTTGTAAGTATCGTTGATAGGGAGACCTCAATCTGAGATTTTATTTCATTTTCATATACTTGTACTTCTTTTTCGGTTCTCGCATCATACATTCGTACAACACTATCCCACTCTTTCAAATCTAAAAATATATCATAATGGTAAACGTGGTTTGTGATACTAACTTTACCACCATCTAGAATTACAAAAAGACCTAGCTCTTTATTTTTAATATATTTTTTACCCGATATAGGTGCGATAACAAACTTAGAACTTTCGTGTTTTATTAATTTGCGACATATTGAAACACAAGTTTTAATATTCTCTTCTTTACTCCTTTGATTTGCTTTAATTTTTTTCTGAGACCAAATAATAAATTTTGAGTAAAGTTTTTTCAGTTTTGTCTTAATAATGTTCATTTTTATAGTTCTTTTATTTATGACTACAAAGATAAAAAAAAAATTAGATAACTGACAAACTTATTTTGTTTTTTTTGTAAAAATAATTGCGGCTTCGGTAACGGCAATTACCGCGACTGCGGGTAACCAAGCACCTGTGACTCCGGCAAAAACACAACCAACCGCAACAACTCCAGTGCAAAGAGTTGTTTTTTTCCATTTACGTAATTTTTCGTCTTTAGTATTGATTATACTTTCTTGACCTTTTATTAACGAATCTTGTATACTTACAATTTGATATAAATCTTCTTTTCTTTTTGAAATAACTTCATTAGTTATTTCAGATGCTTTTAAATTAACCGAACATTTTTGGTTTTCGTTTTCTAACGAATCAATCTGTCTTTCAAGGGTTTTGATATAATTCAACTTGTATATTAATACTTTTTCTTGTTTTTTTGTGAAGAAAACACCCGAATCACCTTTTAAGATTATTCTTTTTGGTAGTTCTACTTCCTGTCCACAAACTGTCAAGCTTGCGGTCAGAATAAAAATCAATACAATCAGATTCTTGAACAATGACTTCATTTTGATAAATTATTTTTTCTTTTGGTGGTGATTTAATGGTTACCGTAACGGTCTCAACTTGGGAAGTTGGTTTATTCAAAAGTAAGGTATTTTTTTCTAAGTTCAAGTTATTGATACTATCTTTTAACTTATCTATAACTTTAACATATTTGTCGTTCTCTTTTGGGACAACTCTGTAAACTTTTTTTGGAGTTGTTATTATGTAAAGAACTAACCCCAATATAACTGAGTAATACCAATATTTTTTTATAAATTCCATACATTAACAATAAGGTGGAGAACATCTTTTTTTACCGTCAAGCCCTTTCATTCGACCTTGGCAAACCTGAACCGCAAAACCGTTCCCATAAGCTGAGGGCCAAACTTTAAATTTTGCCTTAGCCGCCGCTTTTCCTCTAGCACACAATTTTGTACCTGACTTTTTACGACCTTCCATCATAACCATTTCCTCTTCGTCCGATTGGTCATCTAAATCGCCTTCATCGGTTGTTTCATTCATTAAGAAATCAAACACTTGGTCCATATTATTTTTTGCTTCGGCAATATGGTCTTGAGCCCAATCGTGACCATTGTCTAAAATAGAATCAATTTCATCTCTATTTTTACTTAACAATATATCACATTGTCTTCTCATTTGTTCTAAGTTTGAAAAGAACATATATCTATCGGAACCTTGTTCCTCAATTACTCTTTTAATGATTTTGTTTAATTCGTTTTCAGACAATTTAATTTTTTTCATAGTATTAAGAATTTAAACCATTACCACCAAGAGTAATCATATTAAGTTGGACAACTGCGTGATTTTGACCATTAGTCCAAACAGGATGAGGTGGTACAAAAGTTTTTCCAGTGTCGTCACCATTATTAATATCGCTATTTAAATAGAATCCAATTACTTGTTCGGTATTTGCCGAAATAGGAGCTAAACAAGCCGCACAATTTGCGTATTGTTTAACTAAAGAAACCGTGTTATTAGTTTCGGTATATGCGGTATTAACCGCAGTAATTTGTATACATAAACCTGTACTTAATTGGTAAAAAGTACTGGCTGATACTCCAGAGTCATCCGCTATAAATGTAAGTACTTCCCCATTTCCACAGGTAGTACCCGTCATATTTCTATATGCCATTGTGGTTTTTTATTATAAATATCTAATTTTATTTATTTGTAATTAACTATTTGGAATTTAATTTGTCTCTTATATGTATTAACTTCTCCAGAACTAACAACTTGTATGTCGATGTAATATTCATTAGGTATTTTATCTCTTGTATCAAAAATAAAATAATATTCGTTCGGTGTTCTATTAACCTTAGTCCAGTCTTGTACCTGAACTTCAGTTTGACCTTCTCTAACATAAATTCTATATGAGGCATCAACCTTTGGTAGAAGTTTAGCGGTCGAGTAAGCTTGTTTAATTATTACACCAACTTTTCTAATATCAGTATTAAAAATCTTTTCATCTTGTTTAATACCATAATAATCAAACCCATATAGTTTTGGTTCTACAGAATCTAAACCAATAGATAAAGATTTCTTTAATGGGTAAACTACAAATTCATTTGTAATGTCTGAAAGTGTTAATCCATTTAAAATTAATCCTGACCATTCATCACTAAATGTACAAGGTGTTTTATACCCGATTAGTGGTGGTATTGTAACCTCATATACTCCTTTAGTTCTTCTACAAGCGGTTAAGCCTGACGCTCCCGGTATTAAATCACCCGACCCATCGGTTAAATTCACCGTAGGTAATACATCCAAATTAATTGGGTTACCATCATCGAATAAATACAGATATAACTTATTACTTTTACCTAATGTAAATAAGTTCCTATCATCTTGTATTAAATCATTATAATTAGTTTCTAAGTAAGGTTCATAAAATGTTTGGGTATGACGAGTAAAAAATTGAACTTCGTATGGTTGAGTTAACCCTGTTAAATTTTCAACCTGAGGTAAATATGCTATACCCCACCCCGTTGTATTAACTAAACTACCGTTAAGAATATTATTAATCTCGTCAGTCATATCAAAGGAGATATTCTCGTCCCCAAATTCAAAATGCTGAGTGTCAACAATGGTTAGTGCCGAATAGTTTACCGTACCTGTGTTTTTATTGTTGTATATACCTTCTTGAGTCCAGTTATCAATTGTTGTAGTTTGAAACCAGTTTGATGGTCTATCTGAAAAGTTTTTATCCGCGTCCTTAAATTCATAAATTAAATCCGCAAAATCATAACCAACACCTTCGTCCCAATTTTGAGGAGTTTGTAATTCTGAATTTGCGTAAGGTATTCTAAATAATATAAGGTCAAACGAGGTTGCTCTCATTCTTCCATTTGAAGTCGGAGTATTTTTTAATTCCTCTTCAAAGAACGATGTATTAACCATTCTAAGAGTGTGAGTCATTGCACTTGAACAAGTTGTTGATATTGTTCCATCGGCAATTTTTGACCTAAGTAGTGTTAAATCTAAATCAAATATGAATCTACTATATCCATTTGGGAATTCAGAATAAACAAAATTACCAAAAAATAATTCTGTTACAGGATTTCTTCCTGTATTAGTAAAACTATTTGATAGTATTGTGTTGTTCTTACTGAAATAAGAATTGTTTATAGACATTTATAACTTTTAATTATAAATATCAATTAATACGGATATTTTGATTAAGGATGGTATTTTCAGCGTCGGCAAGTATCTGGTCAATTTCAGCGGTAGTAATACCATTACCTTCAGTTACTGGTATTGGTGGAGTTGTTGCAATTGCATGAACATGACCCTTCACAAAAGAGAATATCTTTCTAATCAATTCTAACATTTTTTCACCTCTTATGCTTGAGAAACTCAGAGATTCAATACTTCTGTTATCACCAATAAATTTATCCTGAGGTATTCCGTAAATTGTATCTTGTAAATTTATCTTACCTCCACTAGGATGTGTTGAGTTATGGGATAATAGATAAATTTTTTGAGCACCCATTACACCGTAACTTATTTGGTCAGGTGTAAATATTGTTGGGGTTATTCTATTTATCTTAACATCTTGCTGCGGTCCGAATACAGGAGTACCGATTCTATTATCAGAAATTAAGAAGAAACCTGATTTGTTAGGTTTAGCGGGGTCAATGTTAATACCCTTAAAAAATTTCATAAAATTTCTAGATTCCACTAATTGTGAAGGGTCAATACTAGGACTGACTCTGGACCCTGTTTTGTAAGCATCCTTTGACGGAGTAATTATTAGAGGAAATACATTTTCAGGAGTAACATTTTGTTGACTGTTTGTTGTATAACCAGAAACATTTAAAAAACCACCAAAAACACCACTTATAAATGAATTTACAATATTAACTATTTCAGTGTAGGATTTAGAGTTAAATGTTATTTCTTCAATAGGACCTTGATATTCAGTACCAATCGATAATTTTGTTATAGTATTAGCTTTGAAATTTTTTGTAGTTATTGGGTTATTTTCACCAGTTGGTTGTGGAATTGCAGCATATAAACCAACAGAACCATTGAACGAGTCAGCATCATTCTCTAAGTTGGAAATATCCCAAATGATAATTTTTTTTACATTTTTTACATTTTCAATAAAACTTAATTTTATTTCTTTTGGTAATTTTTCTTTAGTTTGTGAAAAATTTGAAAGTTGTAAAAAAGCTCTGTTAATGTTTGCCGTAGGTAATTCTTTAGTTTTGAACCCTCTTACTTTTCCGGCTCTTAATAATAGTTCTTCATCTTTAATTACTAAGTCAGAAGTCCCCCTACCGTAAATTGCAACATCTTCAGGTTCTGCAAAAACTCCCTTACTATTTTTTTCTTTATAAGTACCGTCTTGATTTTTAATACTCAACCCTTGTTTTATCCTATCTCCAGTTGCTAAGAATTTTTTAGCCCCTTGGTAATTTTCATAATTTAATAATAACGGACTTGAGAATGGTCCTTGTATGTAAAATTGATTCTTAAATGGGAATTCTTTGTTTTGATAAAATATATGAACATACTCTCCTTTTTTAGGTGACTGATTATAAAAAACTGGAAGTAACGGTAAAAAAATTAAAGGGTCTCGACTTGTCCATATATCCTTTTTTTCATTCCAATTTGGTACTGATGCAATTATATCTGAATAATTTTCAGTTTCAGGTATAACTCTAATACGACCTAACATCATAGGGTCATTGTCATCGTAAACGATACCTGGAAATATTATTTGATGTTTATTTTGTTCGGTTATTCTCATATTGATTGATTCCTACTTTGGTATTCTTTTAATAATAAATTATAAGAATTTTCAACTTTATCTAAATGATTAGTTAGTTTTAAGAGACTGTCCTTAGTTTTTTCAAAATCTTCTTTTAAAAAATCCATAGCTATTGTTAAATCTTTATTAGGTCTGGATTTATACTCTTTTATTATTTGAACTACTTTTTCTGCGTGTTGTTTATTTTCCATAGTTTAGAATTTTTTACCGAATGCGCTTTGTGGTACTGTTAATCCCGCAGGAGTTATGGTTAAAGGTGGTAACGCTATTTGAACTTTACCATTTTCAGCTTCTTCCGTAACTTGAGCCTTTAACTGACTCAACATTGATAAAACCGTTAAATTAGGACTTCCATCAGGCATAGGACCGGTAGGTACCCCAATTTTTTGTAGTTCCTCTATTGTCCCTATGTAAGCTCTGGTTGCAGAAAATCCGTCTAATAATTGAGATGCGTACAATAGAGGAAGAGGAATTTGAGACCCCCAACCCGATAATGCAATATTAAGTAACCACAAAATTTCGTCTACGACACTTTTACATTCTCTCCAATCCCTAACAAATTGAGCCACAACTAAAATTAATTGTACCAATTTTAAAATCATAATAATTCTTTTGTCTTTTAACTCTTTAGACAAATCTTTAATTACCGCTTGGATTAGATTTAGTATGTCTCGTTTGATTAATTTGAATAGTTCTTTTATGAACAAAGAACCAATCTTAGAGATTAACTCTTTCATGAATTCTTTAAAACAAATAAGCAAATCAACAAATCCATTAATATTACCACATAATTCTTTACCTATCGCTTTTAACATAGTGAAAATAGGAAGTAGAACTTTTGGTCCAAGTAATGCAAAAACTAACCCCTGAGTAATTAATTTTATAAAATTTAAATCAATTGCCGCCTTTATATTTCCGTTAATTGCTAATCCTTTCCATGCTGGATTTTGTGCTAAAATATCCGATAATGAGTCCGCAGCTTTGTCAAGGTCTCTACCCTCAACAAAGTTTAACTGATTAAGAGCGTCAACTATTTGGTCAGCATTAACAGGAAGCTTCTCCGTATCACAATCTTCAAATTCAACTACACCATTTTGGATGTTACTGACTTTATTTTCAACATTTCTTAACTCAATTTGTGTTAGTTCGTAAAAAGATTCATCAATCCCATCGAGTTCAGCAACTTTTGCCACCCCACTAACATCTATTTGTTTTCTATTATCAAAACATAAACCTAAAATTCTTGCAATATATCTTTCAAATTTTGTTGAGTCGGTGACTTCATTTACTCCCACATTGGCTTTAATTGAAATGGCCCCACTAAGTGAGTTCATAATATTTGCCATTACATTGGTAAATTCAAAAATATTAATCGTTTTAAAATAGTCTACTAAAAATTCCCCGACAACATTAGGTGAACTGGCAACTCTTTGTTTCAAATCAACTTGAAACCAAGGTCCTGATTCGCCAAAATTGTTGAATTCTACAAAACTTATATCCAATAACTCATTACCCGAATTACCAAAATAATTTTGTCCATTTGCGGTACTATACAATTGACCTGGATTTTGAACTCTATTATATAATTCTTTATTAAAAGAAAAAGGAAAATTCTGTATTACAACATCGTCCTTTTCATATAAAATTTTGGCAACTTTAGATGTTGGATTTTTTTTAAGAAGTCCGGCAGGGTCTACTGATTTTACTTTAACATAAATAGTTACAGGGTCATATGTTTGTTGTTGGTCACATCCAACAGCCTTTATAGCTTCTTCTATTAAAATTTCATCAATTTTGGGGCGAATATTCTGTAACGCCTTAATCATTTTTTGTTTAATATATCTAACCGAATTATTACCTGTGACTTTATTGATATCTAAAAGTTCTTCTAATTGGTTCTTTTTCTCAGTTTGATATCTTTTTGCCTGATTTTTTATTACATCTAATTGTTCCTCAAATTTTTCTTTAGAGTCACTAAGCGTGTCCTTTCCTTTTTCTAAAGAATCACCAACTTTTTTTTGAGCTTTATCATACTGACCCTTTAAATCTTTGTATGATTTGGTAGCTTGGATTTTACTCTTAGCTTTATTATAATCTGATTTAAGGTCTAATGACATTATTTGAGTTATTATTTCATTTTATATGACCCGTCATTTTTTGAAATATCTTTTTCAATCAAATTTTGTAACATCTCATCATCAACATCTAAATCATTAATAGAAAAACTTTCCTGATTTGAGTTTGATTTTTCCCATAATGAAGATTGTAACTTTGATAGAGTTAATTTTTTCTCAACACAGTCATTAATTATTTTTTGTTGTTCTTTGATGATTGGACCAAGTACTGTCATGTCTTCGGTCTCTTTCATCATTGACAACATTTTGTTTTGTATTCTAATCGCGGTATTTCTCTGTTCTACAAGTTCGTTGTAAATCTCTTGCATCAATGACAACATTGAATCTTTGGTTAGATTTATTTCTTTTTTTTGTGGTCTTGGCATAACAATAAATACTATTTAATCATTTTTTGAACCAGATTGAAATATATAGTTTTAAATTTTTTCATAGAACTTCTTATTTCTTTTGTATTCAAATTTGTCATTTCTCTTAAAGAAAGTAAAATAATATTTTTATTAAACTTGTTATTGTCGTTACCAATAAAAATGTCATTATAGTTGTCAAACAATTCATATAGAGCGTGCCCCAACTTTATCTCATTTTCAGATAAATCACTTTGATGTAAAAAATAATCAATTTCTTTCAAAAAATTTGTAATAATATCTTCAGTATCTATTGTATCCCTCTCAATACTGTAAGAAAAATCCGCGTTGTTTTCTAAATTACTAGATATATCTTCATAAGATATTTTACGATTCATATCTTTTTGGTCTTTTATAATTTGACCCATCAGATAATTCTTACAAATAGTACCAAAGTAAGAATAAGCCTTCTTTTCTTTAGAAGGTTTAAACTTATCTATTTTAGTCATCAAAAACGAGTGAGTATCTATATGGATTTCATAGAAGTCCATATCTTTTCTGTATAATTTATATCTTCTTATTATTGAAGATATCATTTTATCTAAGGGCTTTCTTAGAAACTCATTGTATATTTTATTTTTTTCGTCAAAAGTTTCTGCTTGTAAAAATCTAATTACCGCTTGCTCCTCTCTTACGTCAAAATAATTTGCCTGTTTTGGTTTCCTACCCTTCTTCTTCAGCTCAACGTTTGTTTCTCCGGACAAACTGCTGATTTCAGTCATTAAACTTCTTGTGGTTCGTATTTTATGCCTCTCTCACCTGTGAAAAAATATTCTTTTTTCGCGGACTCAATCCAAAACTTTACTTCATTTTCTGTCAAAACATCTCCACCATTTTTATAGTTCCAAAAAATACTTCCGGTTCTCATATTGGTGTGTTTATAACCAATTTTTGGTATTGTCATAATTTTAACAGAATTATATGTTAACCTTAAAAAGAATTCATATCCAAATGTTAATTTAAATGATGGTTTTATTTTACCATATTCTAAGAAAACATCTTTTTTCAAAACCATTCCTGAAATTTGAAAATTTTGATATGTGTGTAAGGTTTCGTTCATTAAATAACCCATTTCAGCCGAAATGTTAAGTGCGAATGTCGCTTCGTTTGTGAACCCCGCAAATACACCTTTTTCATCAACATCAATAACAAGAGGTAAAAATCCGTTTACTTCAGGGTATGATTCCGTATATTTTTTAACATTTTTAAACCAAATATTCGAATATTCATCGTCAATTTCAAAAAGTGACACCCACTCAGATTCGGCAACACTAACACCATAATTAATTTGCATCGCGTAGTTAGCTTCTCCACCCCAGGAATATTTTTTTACATTAATTTCCCCAAAATCATATGAATCTAAAAATTCAATCAACTGAGTTTCATCTGTGTGTACAATTACTAATTCATTAATACCTACTTTTTGATTTTTAATAGAATCTATACATTTTTTAAAATAGTCATCAAATCCTTGAACTATTGCGGATTTTATCGGTAATATAACCGAAACATTAAAAGAGTTATTATTTGTTTCCATATTATTGAGCGGTTTCAATTTCAGTTAGTTTATTTAATTGTTCCTCGAAAGAATTTACTCTAGTATCAATATAACTTAAAAATAAGTCGACTGTTTTGTTATAAAATTCTTCTTTACTAGATAAGTAATCTACAGTTACTTGCATTTCTGTATAAAGTTCTTCTTTGATGTTATCTTCCAACCAATTTTGTAAAAAATCAGCAATAAAATCAACAATTTGATTTTTGTTATTTATCCAAAAACCATTTGTTTCACTCATCCACGTTGGAGTTAAATTAGGTACTAATCCAAGTACAGGTACTCCAGATTTCATAGATTCTAATGGGAATGTTCCAAACCCACTTGTTTCGTCTACCCATACTGAAAGGAAACAATCTTGTAGGTTTTTTGCAAACTCTTTAGTTGTTTGACCTCTCATATCTCTGAATGATACCCATCGATATTGTGGGAATTTTAGATAAAATGATTTAATTATATTTGCAGTATCTCTAGCATCTCTTGAGTGGATTGCGATTACTGGTTTTGGCGGTAAACTTTGCTTTTTGAAATGTTCGGATATGAAAGGTTCTACAATGTCAAATGAAACGTTTCTCATTACATTTGAGATGAATTCTTTTTGAAACTCGGAGGTTGTAATACACTTTAAGAACCCTAATTGTTGCCAATTTTGACCTGGCTGTAGTGTTTCTAACATATGGTCATACGCCTGACACAATACGATTTTACCACATGGTAAGTTTGTAATTTGAGACATGACAAACCCGTATAGTTCTGGTATTACAATTAAATCCTCAGGCGCGATTTCAAGTTGTTGACCTTCAATCGATTTATGAGGGATTTTTAAAAAATCAACACCCATCCATGAACCTACATTTGTGTAGTCAGGTTTTTCGTGAAGTATTATGGAATTATATCCTTTCTCCATCAGAGACATTGCCATATGGTAAATGTAAGCCACCGAAGCTTTTGCATTTCCTTTTGTGTCCTGTACAATAAAATAAATTTTGGACTTTTTTTCTTTCATGTTAGAGATTGATTTCTCTAACTTTGAAATTTGTTCTTGATTCATAGATTAGTATTTATTTAAAAGTTTTTTATTTAAAAGTGTATTAAACGCTATTTTAAACGGGATTGATAAATCTGAATTTTTAGGACCTAGTGTCTCGTCGACGCCTTCGTTTTCAGTCATTAAAATTTCAATGAGAGTTTTAACCATTTCGTATTTTACAACACTAATATGATTTTCACCACTCCCAGTAAAATTTGCGGGAGGTTCAATATTGATGTAATTATCTATCTCATCTAAATCAAGATAGTAATGTTCGTTCAGAATTTTCAACATTTGTGATTTCATTTATTTTGTTTTCAAATTCCTTAATAGATAAAATACTATGTTCGGAATTTACGTTTTTATTATAAACCGTCTCAAACTTTATTACTTGTTTTTCTGACGGATGATTTAATAATAAGTTAGGATTGGAGGTAAGTAAAAGGTCTATTTCATTCCACATTGAATTAATTGTGGAATTACTGTAGAACACAATTTTTTCAATTAAACATCCAAATTTTGATAAGAAAAATAAAGATGCCGGTTTTGATTTACCAATCTCATCAGAAATTATAATTAATTCATGGTTATCTCTGATTTTAATATATAAATCATTTAAATCATTAAAGGTGGTGTACTCTGTTGATGGGGCGTGACCGAACAACTCCATAACATATTCCTCAAACATAAATGAATATAATTCTTCCTTAGACTGAAACGAAAAATGGTTTTCAAGCTCCAAGGAATTTACCTCAGATATAATTTCATATTTAAATGGTTTTAATGGTAATATTTCTTCAGTATTACCTGATAAATCTAAGGTATATGTTTGTGATGGAGTTTCAATTACCTCGGCCCCTAAATACTCTTTCTCGTATATTTGTGTAAATTTACTAATAGTATCTCTAAGCACACCGTTGATTTCAATACCGATTCTCATTATTCGTATCTTTTAAGTATTTTACTTATTAAAGGATTTCTAACAACATCTTGATTATCAAATTCAAAAACACCAACGTCAGATAAATCCTTGAATTTTTCAATTGCATCCCAAAGACCTGAGTGTTTTTTGTCTTTATATCTATCAGTTTGTTCTAAATCCCCCGAAATAAAAAATTTACTATTAAACCCAATCCTTGTCAACAAAAGTTTCATTTGATTTGGAGTAGAATTCTGAGCTTCTTCGAAAATAAGAATTGAATTATCAATGTTCATACCTCTCATATAAGCTAGAGCAAAAACTTCAATAACATCAATCTGCTTTAATTTTTCTCTGGCCTCCTTACCGATAATTTTATTCATTAGGTAATATGATGGAAAAATATAAGGGTCTAATTTTTCTTCGACATTACCCGGTAGCGACCCAAGTTTCTCTTCAGCCTCAACCGCCGGTCTTACAATTATAATTTTTTCGTATGGAGTGGTTGGGTCGGATAATAAATCTAAAGCGGCTTTCATGGCGATATAACTTTTACCAACACCTGCCGGCCCCGAACAAATGGTAATTTGATTACCAACTAATAAATCGTAGTATTTTTTTTGATTTTCAGATAAAAATTTTTCTTTTGATTTTTTCTTTATTATTTCAGTGATTTGGTCTTTCCTACTCACATTTTTCTTAGGTTCTTCTTGAACTGAAATAGGTTTTTTTCTTGTCATTATTATATTATATTTTTTTTTCTAAAACAGTCAAACCATTATTATTTTTAAATTCTTTAGAGACAAACCATGTTTTACCAACATCTAATAATAAAAAGTCATTAATTGCGTTAGTAAGACCTGTTTTATTATTTTCCATATTTTTTACAATTGGACTTGCATGATTGTAAACTTGTTCATCTATTTGACCATAACTAACTGTATCATGTAATATTATGTATTTATTAACCTTAGTTGAATGTAATTTTAATTCAGATAACAATTGATTATAAGTGTGTAAAGTATCAATAAATAATAAATCAGTTTGTTCTATATTAATGTTTAATACATCAGACTCAATAAATTCATAATTAATACCATATTCTTTAGATAAAGAGATGACTTCATTAACATTTGCATCTTTAACTATATCATAACTAATAAGTTTATTAGGGTTAGAATATAAAAACGCCCATGTAGATGATACCCATCTAACACCCATTTCAGTTATATGACTACATTTTAGACCATATTCATATAACGTAGAAATATGTTCATTGATATCAGAAATGTTTTTTTGTTCGTAATCGTACTTTTCTTTAATTTTATTCATATTTTTGTTTTTTTAAATTGTATATTAAATTCATATTTTTAATGTCGTCTAATCTATTATCAGATATTTTACATCTATAGTGGTAATTATTTAAATTAATAGGTAAACCACTATCAAAATCATATCTTTTACCCAAAGTCCTATTAATTCCTAATTGAGACATTAATAATCCTAGTGAAACATCATCTATGTAATTGTGATTCCATAAACGTTGGTTATCTATAACCCTTTTTACCAAATCTCTACTCAAAAAGTAACCACTACCAGAACAAAAATCAATGTTACCACTTTTACCAAAAACTCCACAGTAAAAAGATTCTAAAGGTTTGTCCACTAAAAAGTTACACATATTATCAATATCAACATAAGATGAGGAGTTAGTTCTGAATATGTAGTCAAAATTATAGTTTTTGTAGATAACTTCAAACATTCTTAAAGTTTTGTATCCCACATTGTATAACCCTTCGCCTGAGTTAGTAAAAATTTTGTCACCAATTATTTCATTTTTATTATGATTGCCATAATAAAAAAATATTTTAAAATTAGGTCTATTTAAATTGCACCAAGTTTCTCTAATTGATTTCTCAAGTTCAGTAAATGGGGGAGTGTCTACCGACAGTACTGAAATTACTACATTCATGTTGTTATAGTATAATAATTTTTTTTTTTAAGTAAAAAGTTATAGTCATTTACTATAGTTTATAATTTTATCTTTCCAATAACTAAAATTTAATTTATCTAAATTCCATTTTGTATTTTTAATTCTGTCAAACTCATAATTTAAAAAGTCTTCATTTATTTCAGACCAAGAATCAACAAAACAAATTGGCAAGTCCTGATAAAAAGAATTATTTATATTTCTTTTTTCTATAGGAATTGAGCCAACATATAATGTCTCCCAAGTTCTATGAGTGTCGGTACCATTACCCTCAGGACACAATACGAATTTATGTTTTTTCACATTTTCAATATAATTTTTAAAATTAGACCCGTTACTACCCATTACCAAAGTCGCCCATTTAGAGTCTTTGAATAATCTATATGGTTCCATTCTTTCCATAGGGTTAGTATTAATGTTATGATTTATATAAAGCAAATTTTCAAATTCAATATTTAAGTTTCTATAATACTCAATATTCTCTATTTTTTTCTCCTCAACAAACCATTCAGTATTTTCCAAACCTATTGGAATTGATTCCACTTTTTCATTTTTAACACACACATTTTGACCAAACCACCTTATTAAATTTTTAGGTATGTATTTCACATTCGCACAATGTAGGTAGTCATAATCGATAATCTTACCGTCACTATTATGTGAAACTAAAATAAACTCATGTTTGGGGGGATTCATTAAAAAATTATTAACATGTTCAGTTTTTACATAAAAAACTTTGTCTGTTACGATTGTTTTAAATTTTTCACCAAGTATAAAATCCATTCTCAATTTTGGCGATATAATAAATTAATTAATACCTCGATTTGACCTCTATAATATTTAAGAGGTCTTAATAGGTGAGAATCAATATAAGTTCCACTTGTAACTAGATTTTTATCATAAATCCAATTAGCTCTATCAATTCTATCGTTTTCAAAACTACGATATGGGAATTTAATATTTTCAGTTCCAAACTCTTGAACTGATTTGTAAATAAATAGTTGGTCCGAAAACCAACTATTAGGATTTGTTGATATTAAAAAATCATCCCAAGATAATTCGGTTTTGAATAATTTATTTAAATTGTTTGATTTACCTAAAACATAACACATCGGATATTGATTTGTGTGTATAGTTTGTGGATGATGTGATGACATCACTAAAATATCATTCTCTTCATATTCTACTAAATCATCTATAAAATATTTTTTAGAGACAGGAATCATATCAATATCCGAGATTAGACAATTTCCGTTTAAAAATCTACTTAGGTATAATCTAATGAGTTGTGATTGTGTGGATTCATCACAGATTGTGGACTTTTTAAATTTTTTAATTAACCCATAATCATCTTCTAATAATTCAGAATCTTCATCACATATTAGTCCTAAAACAGGGGTAACATTAAAAACTTCCTTCCATACTTTAGATACTACTGGCCAAAAATCTAAATAAAGCGGGTCATTAGTGGACCCCATTAAACAATAATCTATTTTCATATTTTATCATACTAATTTATGTTCTTCACCTAATGGTTTTTCATTTATACCGATTCGACCCCCAACAAAAATTCCTGGTTCTCTTTTTATTGGGAACGGACGACCATCAAAAAACTCATCATGAATAATTCTATCTTTTTCAAACATACTATATATTGTTTTTAAAAATGTTTGGTCAATACCATAATAGTTTGATTTACCAGTAATAAAATTTGTAATTGATTCATTAAAATTTATAACTTTACCTTTAATACCCCACATTCCTGCTAAGATACCCAAACTATCATTTCCGAACGGAATTCTATGATATGGATGGTCCCTCATTACGTGCAAAGTTTTCCTACTATTAATCCATTCATCTACCGCTAATCTTTCCCTTAGGGTTACTCTAGAATCACAGTCTCTAAAGATAGCATATTCACAATCCTCTTTATCTGATATTAAAAATCTCCAAAAACAACCATAAATATTACTTTCACTCATGTCAATAACATCAACATCTAAATTTTTTATTTTACTTATAGTTTCTTCAGGTACTGTTTTATCATAATACAGAACAACCTTCCAATCATGATAAATCATTTTAGATAATTCGGCATTTTTTATCGCCCCTACGTTGTATAATGGGTCGTCACCCCACAAACTAAAACTCAAGTACTTCATAACTTTTCTTCTCAATATCTCTTAATCCCTTATAGTATCCAACCATTTCAATGTAAAATGGAGTTAACATAGGTTTTAAAACTGGGTTTGTATTTTTACCGGTTAACACATCCATATATTGATATGGTTTTAAACCGTGAAAATGTATAATTTTTATTTCATCGATAGGTTTGGAATAGTTCCAGTAACATTTGTAATTGTATCCAACAGGTAATTTTTTAGTTCGGTCACTATAATAAATTTTAAACGCGTCTTGGTCAAAAACCTTAAACTTATCAAAATTTTTAACTATAAATTTTTCAAAATTTTCTAAGTCATTATACATATTCTCAACGTTAAAATACATAATACCGGCATTAAAGTCGGATAAATTGATATCAAACTCAGATGAAACACCTATGAAATTTATTTTATTTGATTCGGTATAGTTAGGTTCATTCAAAAACAATACATCAGTATCTGTTAAAATAACATATTCGTCATCAGATTTTAAAATTTCTTTTACAATTAGAGGTACGTAAGGTTTTAAAAAACAAGCTAACGCGTCAAAAACTTGAGTTGGTTGATGTACACTATAATGTTTAATTACCTCCTCTTTAATCCTTGGCGTGTATTTTATTAATTTAATGTTTTTTCTTTCGCAAAATGAAATTACTTCTTCATTATCACCATCATATATTAGATATGGTTCTAAAGACGGACAATTTATAGTTTGGCTATAAATTGCCACTTTATAGTATTCCAAATACTCATTTAACATTTTTGGGTTATCATTTAGATAACTAAACCATTTTAATTTTTTTTCCATTTTAATTTGTTATTAATTCTTTTATGTTTTTTTCATAATCAACATGGTGGTCTTGGGTTCCATGTGAATTCATTTGATAGTGTTTGATAAATCCTTGTGTTATAAATGGAGTATGTTTATACATCAAACAGTAAAAAGTCATTGACCTTTCGTGTCCGTGACCCGCAGTTTTTGAACCTTTAATTAATTGAGCTAGTGGCTCAAACCATTTCATATAATCATTAAAAAATGATACTTCCATAGTACAATTACTAGTCGTAGACCAAATCATATTAGGATTTTGTTTCATGTAAAGACGAATAGTTTTTTCTAAATCAATTTTATGAACTTGTTTAATTGCGTCAAACAACTCAGCAACCCAATCCTTGTTGTCTATAAAATGGTAATTTGTACATGGGAAAGGAATATACCCAATCATTTTTTGACCATCGTACATTAATTTACTCATTACTTGTTCAATATTTTTATTTAGAATAACATCGTATTCAAATAAATTAACATAAGGTGTGGTAATCAAATTGTTTTTCCATAACGCATACCATCCTGTGTATGCATTTATATTAGGATATTCCTCCAAGTTATGCTCAAGATTCCTTGCGATTATAATGTTGTCATTATTATCAATCTTATCTGTTGGTCTATTACCTAAAAAAACATATCTGTATTTTTTTAAATTATTAAATTTACCTGAAGATTCATAATCTAAAATAATGTCTTGGTCGTGACAAAATATGAATGTTTCACAAACACCATCATTTGTAATGTCTAACGGTAAACTCTCCTTAAACTTTTCAGAAAAGAATACCCTATTATTTTCCCAACTATCGTTGGTCATACCTATTGAAAGATGAGTTATTCTGATGTCGGTAACAACCCCAATCTTAACTCCATCTAAATGGTTTGGAATACAAAAAGATAAATCGTAAAAATGAAATCCTTTAAATTCCTCATCAAAGCTGTGTTTAATTTTTTTCTTATTCAACGACATAAAAAGACCGTCAATCAATACAACTTCTTCAATGTTATTATTGATGTGTTTTGAATAAGTGCTAGTCCATTTTTTACCTTCATTTTTATGATTTACAATACCATACATTGTTTGAGGTATTTCCCACCACTTTGAACTCTCAGGTAAGTACTTAGAACCCGCCATACCAATAATACCATATTCAGAATGTTTAGTATAATGTTTTAGTAATTTACTTCCCCAATTATTTGTATCAAATTCCAAATCATCGTGACACAAAACAACGATATCATTCGACGACTCTTTAAGTATTTTATTGTAAGCCTCGGGTAACGACATTACACCATCATTTACAATCTCGATAACTTCTACATTTTTTAATCCGCAAGATTTTTTTAATACTTCTTGGTATTGGGGATTTGTTTTTCTTGTGCTATATCCTATTGTAATCATATTCCTGTTGAGCCAAAACCATTGGCATTTCTATCTTTATTAATTTCTTCTGTGGTTTCTTGTAAATCAACCCACTTTCCATTCGCCACAGGACAAAGAACCGCTTGACCAATCTTTGTCCCCTTTTCAATTGTAACCATAAAATCATTAGTGTTAAAAATGATTACTTGGACTTCTCCTGTATAACCATTATCAACAGTCCCTGGTGAATTTAAAACCATAAGACCTTGATTAATCGCAAGACCACTTTTTGACCTTACTTGAATTTCATATCCATCTTTGATGTCAAACGACAATCCTGTTGGAACTAACGCTCTTCCAAATTTTGTAATATAAACTGTCTGAGTTGCATATAAATCAAAACCCGAATCGGACGGGTAATTATAAAAAGGGGGTTTTGCGTCAGGGTTTAATTTCTTGTATTTCAGTTCAATTTTAGGAGTATAGTTTTCAAATTGTTTATCAAACTCCCTAATATCAATCCCCGTTTCATTTAAAATTGTTTCAAACATATCATCATCAAAGTTTTCGTCTAACATCTCACGAATCTTGTCAGAATTTTCTTTTAAGTAATTTAAGTTTGTATTTAAATCAATCATTGTAACTCCTTTAATTTTTTTATAATATCAATCAATACCAAAACATCCTTTTCACAATATTCTGTTATTAAATCAAGTTTATCTTCAAACCAATATGCGTTGTGAACTTTATCACCACTTATTTCACCATCTTTAGATGTTGGTATATCCATACAAGAACAAAGTAAATCTAAAGAGCTTATTGAACTATACGAACCATATTGCCAAATTTCTTTTGTGTCAATAGCTTTAATCTCCCACGGTTTAGTATCATAAGAAGGTAAAATAGAAGGTGGCATCAATCCATTGATTATCATTCTTTTAGCAATCATCGGGATATCAAAATTTTTAAGATTGTGACCACACAAATAGAAATCCAATTTACCACATCTATCAAGAAGTTTTTGAACTCCTTTTAACACCTCAAGTTCATCTTTTCCCGAGAAAGTTTGTTTCTTAACTTCACCATTATCCGTAACAAATGCCACACTTACACAAACAATTTTTGCAAATTCAGGAACTAAAGTTGCCCTCTTCTCAAATATTCTGTCTCGTTTTTTTTCGGCCAGTTCTCTATTACTTACCGCGGTGTCGTCCTCAGGAAATCTTTTTAAAAACCAATCATAGTAATTAATAAATTGAGTTGCCAAAGTAGGATTAAGAGCCTGACAACTAGCGAAGTCAGGACAGCACCCTACAGTTTCAACATCAATAAATAAAATTTTGGTTAAAGGTATTTTTATCATTTTACAATTGTTTTATACCACTCCGCTCTTGCTTTAGTAACATTTCTCAAATCATACGTGTCTTTTACTGTTTCATACAATCTTTCACCCATATCGGTTATCAAGTTAGGGTTATTAACTAATTTCTTAATGAACTTGGACCAGTCACTATGATTTCTATGTTCATCAACTAATAAAGCGTTCCCATCAACAAATTCACCATTTTTCAAACAATGTTTTAAATCAATACTATAAGGACCAATATCTGATGCGATTAAAGCCTTTTTATAAAATCCCGCCTCAATAACCTTTAGTTGAGATTTCATTCTATTGAATACATGATTTTTAATCGGTGCTAGTGAAACATCAAGTTTAGAATAGTTCATAGCATATGATGTAACAGGTTTTGTCCATACTCGTCGATAAGGTAATTCTTTTTCGGAAGGAAAGGATAACTCCTCAAAATTTAAAAGGAACTTTTTATAGTCTTCATCTATAATAGAATACTTGTCTGTAAAAATTTCTTCATATCTCGCCCAAACGGTTTCGTGTGGTAAAATGGGCCTTTGTTTTTGTTCTCCTGTTTCTTTGTTAATCTCAGTCATTGTTCCTCTAGTGTCGAACCCGCAAAGAACATACTGAATTTTATCGTTAATTTCTTTACCGTTTTTTTGAACAAATCCATCAAGTAACATTAAATCATGTAAGTGGGATGACCCACCGAGCCACCCAATTCTGATTCTATCTGACTCTTCAGTTTTTTGTTTAAATTGTGGTTCATTAGGGTCAATTGCATTCGGAAAAACAACCACATTTTTGTTTAATTTTTTTATTTCATCGGCAAAAACAGTAGTCGTTGTTGTTACATAACTTGCAACTTTTAAATTATCCATAATCCTCTCATGTATTTTATTTTGTAGAATTAAATGATGGATAGGGTGTTCAATAGTAGGTAACCAATAATCATCTAAATCTACAACGACTTGAATTCCTAATGATTTTATAAAATTAATTATTGCTGGATTACCTGAGTAATCATTACCTATATTTCTATGGACATGGACTATTTGATATTTTTTCCAGTAACTAACATCATTTATTTTTGGTTCATAATCGATATCAACATGGAAATCATCGGGGTACATGTTTTGTAGCATAACATGTGGGTCAGTTGACCTAAACTTACCAACACCGGTTTTATCCGATGGAAGAACTAAAACATTAATGTTTTGACTCATAATTAAAATAATATGTGAAAATTATAAACCAAAAAACAAAGAATATCAACCATGTAAAACAAAAAACCCCTCATTTGAGGGGTTAATTTTACTGTAGTTTTTTTACTTTCGTGACTTTACCTTCAAATATATGTTTTCCTACTTTAAAAGAAAAAACATCATTTGATTTCGAAGTAGATTCGACAATAACACCATTTTCAGATAGTACTTCTTTAACAACTTCCTTTAACATTTGTCTAAATTCTTTATTGTCAGAAACAGTTTGTTTTTGTATTGGTCTTTGAATTGTATTTTCTTGAGTCTGTTGGCCACTAGTTCCCATCAATCTTGCTGCTTTTTCAACTAACTCATCAGACAAAGTAGGTCCTGACATTGAATTTGGTTGGTTAATTGGATGTTCAATCATCAGTTGTTTGATTGCGTCAGGTAATTTTGACGACATAATTCGGTCACTTGAATTAACATACTTTGGGATTTTTGTTGCGGCGTTTTCCTGCATAAATTCTTGTGGGATATTATAAGAGGCGTTTGGCGATTCAAAATTTTGTAAATCAGGTGCCATAATTCTTTGTTCGGATATTGAACCAATATCTCCGTTAGTATTTCTAGGTAATTCTCTATGTTTATCCATTATCTGTTTGGATATCATAAGTTTTCTCATTAAATCATTTTCGTTTGTCATAATAATAAAATTTAAGGTTGTTCCGGGCCAAATGAAGCGTTAATTATAACTTTTAACATACTTTTATCTCCCGAATTATTATAACCAGGTCTCGCGGTATTAAATTTTTCTCCTGTTTGTTTGAATGATAATATTTTATCAACCCTGAATAATCTCCAACCTGGTAAAGGTTGTTCGCCCTTATATCCCGTATGAGAAGCTCCTTCCTCATCCCATGCTCTTAAAACAGGATTATCCGCTTTACTATAACCAAAACAAACAGGTTCTATTTGTCTCAAACCACGACCACCTGGCTCATCCCCATCGTAGTAAATAATTACTTTATTTTTTTTCTTAATTGCATCAACAATCGAATCGATTGATGCGACTTCTAATATTAATGATTTTACGGTTTCCGTAAGTTTCATTATGCACTAGGTGTTGTGTAAGGATTATTGGCTTTATATTCGTTAATAACTATCTCAGCCTTTCTTTCTAAGATATCTTGAATAGCCCCCGCTTGTTGATTATAGACATCTAAAAATATTCCAGTTCCTTTACCATAGGAGTCACCATCGGCAATTGCATCTTTATTAACTGATGAATATTCATTAGCGTCTTTAATAAAATCGTTTTTAGGTAGAAGTTTTCTTCTTTCCATTTCGGCAATTTGTGACAACTCATTATTCGGTTGCTCAAAATTTAAAGGTTCTCTCTGTGCCATGTTATATTATTTTTTTAATTAAATCATTTATTCTTTTTAAATTCTCGGTTATTTCCAAATTATATTGGTCTGCGTTCGTACTATGACTTTTACTTGGCCTATTTATATTTTTTAGACCTTCTTTTTCGTGAGGAGCAATGTATTGATTAGGTAAAACTTCAGATTTTACTTCTTTACCCAAATCAACTCCGTCTCTCATCGAACCCAGTGTTTTATCGACCCAACCTTTAACATAGTGACCACCATTTAAAATAAATGGTAAATCGTTCTCATGACCATTAAAACTATCGAAGAAATTTTTCATTCTTTTTAATTGTTGGTAGGTTACTTCTCCACTATCTCTTAATTCCTTATTTCTTTTATACCCTTCGGTTGAGTCGTCAGCCCCAACCGCAGCGTCGTGACATTGACCTAGATAAATTAGGACATCCTCTGGTAATGGTACTTTTTTTCCGTATAGGTCTTTATTCACTTGATTTAAGAGCTTTAATAAGTTGATTTATATTAATTCCTTCACGCTCCGCCAATTTTTTAATTGACTGTAAATTTTTCATTAAGATTTTACTAATAGGTGTTTCGTTTTTACTAACGACATCGGAAGAGTCCTTTGATTTTTTGGCCAATATATCCTCAACCATCTTCATCATAGCTTTTTTCTGTTCTTCTTCAATTGTATCTTTTTCTGATAATCTTTGTCTAACAAAAGCGCCTTTCTTTCTCTTCTTATCTAGTTTAGGGCTCTTACCCATCTCAACTGCTCTTTCCTCGGCATTATCAGAACCCATTTTTTTCAATATTTTAACAGTGTCCTTATAATCTTTATCCTTTGTTTCTTCATATCCAAATGCGTCTGAGTAGTCAACCTCACTAACAACGTTATCATCCTTTTCCTCACCCTCACCCCAATAAACACGATAACCTCTAGTTACTGGGTCATTAGTTACTCTTGACATAGAAACTGTTTGGTCCATAGTTTTTCTAGGGTGTTGTTTCATATCTAAAAAAGGTACTTTTGAATTCAGGAACGTACCATCAATATCGATAAGTTCATTCATTTCTCCATCGTTTTCAACATCATTAAGTTCTTTATCTATTTCTTTTTTAGATACTTTTTTAGGTGAATTTAAAAATTTATGGATAATTGATTTTAATTTTTTTTCGTCTTTTTTATTGAAATCTTTTTTTTCATCTTTTTTTCTAGATTCCACTAAATTATCTGCAATTGAATAGTACAAAGAAATTTTATCTCCCCTATCTTTCAAGAAGAAATACATATTGTTCTTAAAGTATTCTTTGTTATAACTTATCATAGTTTTTATTAAATAAATACTTTGAAACAAGGTATTTATTTGAAAAAGTATGGCGAGGCAGAATATTAATCAATACGTATATCCAAATCTGTACCCTAAATTCACTTTGGATTTTACAGATATCTCTTTAACTTCCGATGAAACGGGGTTTAATCAAGAGGTAGTATTCTCTCCTTATCTAATTGCTCAAACTTATGGTAATAAGTTACCAATTTATATTGATATAAATGATACCAATACTGTACAAGATATTACCTTATATTATGGAGTATATAACCCATATAATATTTTTGTTTCTCAAAATTATTATAATCCTGAAGATGAGGATTTAAATTGTATATTATCAGGTTCAACCTGTGATATTGGTTTGACGGGTATTGATAACGGTTTGGTGACCGGTATGACCGACCAAACAATTTATTTTACCAATGGTATTTTTAATTCAAGTATTAAATTTAGTAGAAATCATTTTGATAGAAGATTTAAAATGTTTCAGGTTAAATCAAATACTGATTTACCAAACTTTAGATTTTCAGGATTTAATGAGAAAGTTCTATATGAAGTAGTAACTAAAAGGGATGATTACGCGGGTTATTATCATGAACTATATGGTGGATTCTATCAAGGATTTTATAAATTATTTGGATATGATTACGACATTTTACCTGAAAGAGTAAATAAAGGTTGGACTGTTGAGATGATTTTAAAACCTAGATTGTTTGATGAATATTCACCCAATTCAGGAGAGACTACTTTAAATCAAATATACCCTAATAATAAAAACATATTTTTTTATTTGGGTGCTAGAGCTGAAAATAAATTTTATCACCATGCGGACGGAAGCCCAACAACATTCACCGGATACTCAAGGGTGACTTCTGAGTTAACATGTATTGAAACTTGTTCTTGTTGTGGAAATAATTTTACAAATGGAAGATGTATATATGTTTATCCTCCAAGGTCAGAAAACGATATTCATGACCCTCATGTTAATTATGGTTGTGATATTTGCGGTGGTGTATTATCAAAACAAATTAATTGTGGTTGTCAACCAACATCAATATGTGATACTTGCGTAGATACTTGTCAAACATGTGGTTGGGAATGTAAGAAACACACTTGTAGTACTGGTAATACAACTGATTTAGTTATTTTAGAGGAAGTACAATTAATTAGTAAAATTCACGGTAACTCTGTTTTTGAAACTAATAAAAAATTTTTAGAATCCGTATTAACGGATAAACCTAAAAAATTGAGTGTCGAGTTACCCGTTAAAGATTATAGTGTTAAATTAAATTTAGTTAGAAAGAAGATATTATCGGATTCTTTTAGAGTTACCAATGAATTTGGAGAAATTTTAGATGTTGAGTTAGGAGAATACTATGACGGTATTATCGAGGGTAAACAGGATTCAAATGCCTCAATAATTTTTACTAAAGATGGTATTAGCGGTTTGATTGCCGATGGTACTATGAAAATTGATGTAAACAATATTAGCGGAGATACTCACCATTGTTTAGAAAATTATGAACCAATAAACTTTGACTGTTCCGTAGTTGATAATCAAGAAGATGTACTAAGTTATTTTTCTCCTGCTGGGGATTTAGTTTCAAATAATTTAGATAACATAATTTTAGAAAATATAGACCCTAATAATTTAAATTCATATGTAACCACAGTTGCTACAAAAAATGTTAAGTGTTTTTGGGAATGTGACTATGATATTTTTTTATATTACGGTACAGAAAGTACTACAGTTAGTTGGGTTACATCAATGTTTAACTCAGTCGCATCAGTATTTGCGGCCGATGGAATAAGTGTTACTTTAAATGAGCTTAAGATTTGGACAAGTGGAGCTTCTCCGTACCGTTATTGTTGCGGATGTACTGCAACAACATCAAATAATTGTTTTCTAAGTAACTATAGAGATTATTATCTTAATAATAATATCACCTTTAATGGAGATATTGCAATGTTATTAACAGGTAATTGGCCCAGTACCGGTAGTTCTAGAAAAAGTATTGCGTACGTTGGTGGTGTGTGTAACCCTAATAAGACATTTGCGGCGCATCAATTGCGTTTAACAAGTACCACTCCTGGAACTCCACCTCCTGAGGGTTATGTAACCAATTTTGGTAGTAACCCGTATTATAACTCCAATAATTGTTGGAATGTCGCAGCTGCGGTTCATGAGATAGGACATAATTTTACATCGTACCATACTTTTGCTTCGAATTGGAATTGTTCATTTACAAGTGCCAGTACTACAACTTATGGTAATTGTTGTTTAGATTGTTGTGATGGAGGCACTGGAAGTAACTGTGATTGTACCACTAGTATATTGAACCCCGCCGGACAAGGATGTATTTCATCAGGTGCAACCATTATGTCGTATGGGAATACAATGCAGTTTATATTGGGACCTCAACCACAGAGAAGAATGGTTGATTATATTAACGGACTAAGTTGTTTAGGTTCAATAGTGACACAGACACCCACACCAACAAACACTCCTACTAAAACTATTACACCTACATATACTACACCAACACCAACAAAACCAACTCCAACCCCAACCCAAACATCTAACTCACCATGTCTTAAAATTTATGACGTTGCCCTTCCGTTTACGTCTACTACGGTTATAAATAACGTTAGTTTTGTTAGAACATCAACTAATACCTATTCACCAAGTGCTCAATTTTCATTTGTTTCATTTAACTGCACGTCAATTACTACAGTTGCCGCCCAACCTTCAATAATACCTAATGGTGGGTTGTATGGTAATTATACGATGAGCTCCTCAACTCAACTATCAAGTATTACGTTCGAATTCAGTAATTTACAAAACGCTGACATATTGACGTTTAGTGCTAATAGCGGAACAACTACGGCATCATTGTGTGGAGGATGTTGCGGGTTACAGTATTCCCAAAATCAAATTTCAGGTGGGTTACAGTGTGCCAGTATTCCAAATGGAGATGGAGGACAAGTTAGAATCTTAGTTACATCCTCAATACCGTTTGACCAAATTAATTTGTCTATACAAACCCCCGGCAACAACGGATGGGTTAAGGTATTCAGAATAAATAATTTTTCTATCCCGTCAATATCAATTACACCAACTCAAACTATAACACAAACACAAACTTCAGTAACTCCAACACCGACTAGCACTCTAACAACACCAACACCTACACCAACTCCTACTAGAACACAAACAAAAACTCCAACATTAACAAAAACTCCAACATTAACAAAAGTTACCCCAACTCCTACTAGAACACAAACAAAAACTCCAACATTAACAAAAGTTACGCCAACTCCTACTAGAACATCAACACAAACCCCAACTCCTACTAGAACATTAACAAAAACTCCAACATTAACAAAAGTTACGCCAACTCCTACAACAACAATAACCAATACAACTAATTTAAGTTTATCTCAAACTCCTACAACAACAATAACCCCAACAATAACTAACACAAAGACATCAACACCTATAACTACCCCATCTCAAACACCAACAACAAATATAACCTTAACTAATACTCCAACCACGACTTTAACTCCGACTACTACTATAACCAAAACTATAACACCAACCACAACTTTAACTCCAACTAATACACCAAGTATACCGTCACTTTTAGATTGTAATTGTGTTAGATTTTTTAATACTGGAAGTACAAATTCAGTTACAGTTACCTACCAGCCATGTCAATTAATAAGTCCACCAATACAACAATCAATTGTTGCTGGTGGTGTTTTACAGGCTTGTGTCTCTAGTAATCTATATACCGCATCAACATCGTTTGCGGTTTCTGTAGGTTCTTGTGATGTAAATGGATGTCCTAACACCACTATAGATTCTTGTGCAATTGTTGCGGTAGATACTCAAACAGGGCTTATATATACGTACAACTATTCAAGTAATACTATAACTTATTTAAATATTGGAACAAGACTGTCTTCATCACAATCAATTGCAATAACTAATAACTTTATATTTGTAAGAGGTTCAGGTGTTATAAGGAAATTCTCTTATTCAAACTCTCCAACTTTTAGTGGTACTAATGTTGCAAATTACACCTATAGTTCGGGTATTAGTAATGCGGCAACTAGTCCAATTTTTGCTATTGACGATGAAACAATTGTAACCTTTAATAACTCTAATCAATTAATCAGAGTTACTTTAACTTCATCCACAATAACATCCACAACTATTTTATTTAGTTTACCAACTGGTAGAATACCTAACGGAAGTTTGTTATACACCACGGGAGGTAAATATTTAATTTTGAGTAGAAATAATGTTTTGTCAAAAACTTATTTAACTCAATACAATTTTTCAGGAGGTTCCGAAGCTGAAATAGATATAACCTCAATAAATTCAACAATTAATTCAGGTAATTTATTTGTATATAATAACGAATTATATCTACAAAGAAAAAGTACTCCACCAAGTACATTTAGAATAACTTTCCCTAATACCATAACCCAAGTATATTCAAATGGACCAATAGTATCTGAAGGGTTTTCACAAATACAAAGTTGTATAAATTTAGGATTATTAAATTCTTCTTCTTTTAATCTATTAGCCGATTATTCTTCAGGTTCATTTATTGCCGAATTCAAAATAGTCTCAGATTCTATCCAACAAACAAACACTATAATAACTTTTACAAATCTTTTACCAAAACTTAATGGTGAAATAACCACAATAAATTCGAGTATAACGATATCTGCGGGTACTATATCAGGGTCAACTAAAGTTGTTATTGACGATGAATATTCAGATTATGTCGGGGTTAGTGAATTTACTAATATTGTTATTTATTCTGAGGAAGTATTTTCGTATTCAATATCTACTGAGTTTGAATTTGAAAAAACCGTTGAGGTTGAGTATTCTATTGAAAATACATGTGAGTCCGACCCAAAATGGGATGCGTTATCAAATAATATAGCATTTAGATTATGTGGTGAACCTAATAATCCTCAAATCGGGGTTCGTGTTTTAAGATTTACCGGTGGTTGTGAAACAACTGGAACTTGTTCTAATTCTGGTGTTTCATACACAACAGGATACACGGTTATCGATTACTGTTCACCACCAATTTATCCATATTGTGAATCGATTAATCCGGCGTATCTTGATGAAGAACATTGGTTCCAAGTTGACTTTGTTTGGGAAAGATACACTTGGTTAGATGTGTGTGATTTATATTATAGAGGCGGTTTAGGTGATATTACTGAAAAACAACTTTTACAGTCACTTGCAAATAATTCAGTGGCGTTAATTTCCCCACCATATACAAGAGGAACTGAAGATTTAGAAGTTGAAATTGTACAACTTAATGAAAAGTGGTTAATTGATGAACATTATAGAAAAGGTAGATTAAAAATTTATATAAACGGTAGAATATTCTACACGATTGAGGATTTTGAAGAGATAATTCCAAGAGCCTTAAATACCGATAAAGAAAAACAAATTGGCGTTCCTTTTAACATGTCGTGGGGTGGAGGTACACAAGGTCTGAGAGAAAACCTAACATTTATTAGTTGTAGTGGAAAAACAGGCCCCTACCAACAAGACCCCGAATGTTTACCTACTGTAGATTTAACAGGTACAACTTTAAGTGGGTTAACGACAAATATATTACTTGAACAAAATTTTGCAGGTACCTTTGAGGGTGGTATATCACAGTTTAGATTTTACGTTGAGCCACTATCAGCACCGGAAGTAAAACACAATTTTCAGTTAAGGTCAACTCAGTTTAGGATGTTTAATCCTGATTGTCCTGATTGTAAGGTATCTGCTTGTACACCAAGCGACTTTGAATTTGTAGTAATACCTACGACTCCAACCCCTACCCCAACAATGACAATAACATCTACCGTAACTCAAACTAATACTCAGACTAATACTCAAACTCCTACTAACACTAAAACCCCAAATCAAACCCCAACTCAAACTATTACTAACACTATAACAAGAACAAATGATATAACACCAACAGTCACACCAACAGTTACTAAAACACCAACAGTTACTAAAACTCAAACAAGTACCGCGGAACCTACAAATACTCAAACAAAAACACCGACAGTTACTCCAACAAATACCAAGACACCAACGGCTACGACAACTCAAACAACTACAGTTGAGCCAACTAAAACACAAACAAAAACACCAACACAAACAAACACACCAACACCTACTTACATTCCTTATGAACCAATTGCAATCTCACCTGCACCAACCAAGACACCTGCTAAAACACCGGCTTCAACACCAACTTTAACTCAAACAGTAACGATAACTAAAACAGTAACAAGAACACTGGACCCCACAAAAACGCCGGACAAAACACCATTACCTTCTCCCACAACTACAGTTACAAATACATCTAGTCACACACCAACATTAACAATTGGATTAACTAACACACCAACGCCAACAATTACTAAAACCCCAACAAATACTGTAACATTAACTCAAACTAAAACACAAACAAATACTCCTGAACCAACAAAAACTCAAACTAAAACTCCAACCAAAACCCCAACTTTAACCCCAACAAATACCATAACCCCAACTGTAACTAAAACAAATATTCCAGAAAGAGCACCGGAAAGTCCAACACCAACCAATACAGGTACTAAAACCCCAACGCCAACAAAAACTCCAACTAAGACTATTGAACCAACAAACACTCCAACAAACACCATAACCCCTACAAAATCAATGGCATCAACCCCAACTGTGACTAAAACTCCAACAAATAGTGTTGAGGTGACAAAAACTCCAACAAATACTATAACACCAACAAAAACAACGACCTCAACTCCAATGGTGACAAAAACTCCAACTAAGACTATTGAGCCTACAAAAACTTTAACTCCAACTAATACAATCACTCAGACTTTAACAAAATCTATAGCGGCGACCAAAACCCCAACACCAACATATACCCCTACAAACTCAATAACACCAAGTGTTACTATTACTAAAACACAAACTCCAACTAAAACACAAACACCATCAATAAGTGTAAGTATTACACCTTCAAACACAATAACTAAAACACCTACTATCACGCCTACTAAGACTAAAACCCCAACACCTACTAAGACAAGCGTTTGTTGTACAACTTGGTATCTATACGCTGGAGGCTCATCTCAACCACAAACTTTTGAAATTGTATATTGTGATAGTAGTACTGGTTCTGTGTCTTTAACAGGAACTGAATCATACACTGTTAGTTGTGCAAGTAGTGTGGTTAGAACAACTGGTGTTTCGGGTACTATAACAAGTAACCCGGGTTGTATATGTTCAAGCTCTACCCCAACACAAACACCAACACAAACTAACACCCCAACCAACACAGTAACTAAAACAATAACACCTACTAAAACAATTACACCTACAAATACTAAAACACCAACCGTAACATTAACAAATACTAAAACACCAACCGTAACACCAACAAATACTAAAACACCAACCGTAACAAGAACTCAAACACCGACTAAAACTATTACTAAGACTCCAACAAATACCCCAACAAAAACCCCTGAATGTAATTTATCTCCCGCTCAATATATTAGTGGATTTACAGGTATTAGTATTATAAATCCAATTAATGGTACCACATTCGCCTGTAAATCATTCCCAGGGGCAGCATTATTACTTCCATGTTGGGAGGCTTGGTGGTGTGCTGGTGCTAACCAAGCTCAAGTACAGTATGCCACAGGATATCCTACGGGTATAATTGATTTATATCAAACCCCATCAACTAGAGTTTACGCTCAACCAAACTGTGTTTGCGCGTATCCATTCAATAATCCGCAGTTACTGTTTGTGACAGATTACGATTTATTAGCTGGTACTGGAATATATTTCTCATGTACGACAACATGTGAGTTAAAGCCGAGTAATTCTTTTGGTCCGTTATTCCCATCAGATTGTTCCACCGGTCCAGGTATCTAATAAAAATATTAGCATAAAAAAAACCCTCACATTTGAGGGTTTTTTATTTATCGACTCAATCTTCTGAGTAATTGTTCTTTTGTAATCTCAACCTTTTTTGGGGGATTTGGTTGAGATTTTTTGGTCTCTACAATTCTTGGTTTTGGTTCTTCTTGTGGTTGTTCCATTACTTGAACTCTTAACTTTGGTTTTTCTTCCACTTGTTCAGAAACTACCACATTTACTTTTTTATTTGTTTTAACGTTGAATTGTGATGACCAAGGTTCAAAATATACATCGTCGGCAATAACCTCAAGCCTCATTAGACCTTGAGAACCCTCAGGTAAAAAATGTTTGGTTTTTGGAATATTAACCTCACAAAGACCATTATTTTCTATTCTGCCGTTAAACATATACGACATATCTTCAGTTTCAACAACTAATCTAACTCTAGATTTAGATAAAGAAGTTCCTTCAATTTCAATATTACAATTGAACTTATTAGGTTTATCTGTGTATAAATTGTAAATCATATTAATAAATATCTTTATCTTTTAAATTTACATTGACTTTGATATTTTTTTGAATCCCTTTGGTTACTTCAATATCTTTTAATCTTAATTTAACTTTAGTGTTTTTATTTTTATTAACTCTTCTTTCAAAAACAATTTCGTCAACCTCTAATCTTATAAAAAGATTTATAAGAACTTTTTTATCCTCGTCCGATAGTTGTTTTACTCTTTCTCTAAATCGTCTGATGGATTGCATACCACCAGCACCTCCAACAATAAGTTTTTCAATTACACAACCTTCAGCCCAAGTGAAAGGAGTTTCTAACCATTTAAAAGGAGCGTCGTCCCACGAGTAACATATTGTTGCCATTTAATATAAATAAGCCAAAAAGAATAAAGTTAAAGTTTTTCTATTTATACTGAAAACAAAAGAATTATTTTATAGTAATGCAAGTTATAGAAATAAATAATGTAACAGGAGTCGCGCCTTATGATGTTTATGTTTGTGATACGACAATAACTTATTGTTATTCGGCGGCAACTGGAGTTTCAGTTTTTCCATTATATATTGATTTACCGATTGGTTTAACCGGAGCTCCGTCAGTTATAGTTAAACTAATAGATGCAAACGGGTGTGAATTATTTTATAATATTGGATGTTTGTTACCAACACCAAGTGTGACTATAACACCTTCGTATACACCAACCCCAACCCCAACACCTGAAGCAAACCAAAATTGTTTCTGTATTCAGTTTGATAATACTGCGTCAGGTAGTGATATAGATATTACTTATATTAGATGTGACGGTATACTAATTGCTCGTTCAGTTACTGCTGGTAATATATTAGAAAGATGTGGTAATACCCCGACCACAGATGACCCAATTTTGACTATTACAATTTTGGGTAATTGTGTTAATGGAGTTTGTCCTCCTGGAATCTAATTTATCACTATTTATTAGTACTACAAAATTTGTAAAATTAAATAATGGCAGATATTAAAGACCAATTAATTAAAGATTCATATAATTATGTCCTACAATGTAATTTTGGTGATGGTATAGTTTATAGAATTGGTGGTGCGGTCCCTGTTAATCCCGTTTTTCAATCAGGGTTAACGGTTAATGATAGTTTTACATATTCAAACGGTACGGAACAACTTGGTTATGTTTTAACTTGTGATTCGTTTGGTAATGCCATTTGGGCTCCTGTAACTGCCGCAACACCATCATCAGGAGTTACAAGTGTGACAGGTACTGATGGAATTGCCGTATCTCCTACAACTGGTAATGTTGTTGTTAGTTTTACAGGAACATCAGATTTGGCTAATTATTTCCTATCATTAAGTGGTGGTACAGTAAGCGGGTTTACATCATTTAATTCAGGTGTTGATATCAATTCACTAACCGCCTATACCGCTAATTTTCAAAACATATCGGTTCTTGGGCAAACCGATTTAACCACATTACAAGTAACCTCAACTTCAATATTTAATGACGATGTTTCAATTTATGCCGATTTATCGGTGGAGGGAAATATCTACGCAACTACAATATCTGCAACAACTTATTTAAATTATCCTGATTCTTATGTTACAGGTTTTAGTTTAAATAATAATATAATCACATTATCTCAAAATAGAACTGACCAATACTCCGCGTTTACAATTAGTTTATCGGCATACACCGGTAGTTCTTTATCAGGTGATTATCTTCCATTAAGTGGAGGTACAGTCTCAGGTAACACATATTTTACAAGTGGATTAAGTGCAAATACTTTATTTGTTTCAGGTCTAACAAGGACTAGCGGACTTACATCAACGGGAGGAATAACATTTCCTCAAAAAACAGTTAGTAGTACATACACTGTAACCGATTTTGATTATATGGTTGATGTTACTGGTGGAACATTTAATGTCCAATTACCAACTGCTGTAGGAGTTCAGGGAAGATTACTTGCGATTAAAAATAATGGTGGTGGGGCGGTAACAATCTTACCTTTTGGAAGTGAAAAAATTGATGATAAAAATTTATTAATTTTAAGTGAAACCAACGCTGCTCAACTTGTTAGTAATGGGGCTCAATGGGTGATTTTGGGACAGGACAGAAGTACAGTTAACAACTCAACTGGTGTTTTTGAATTCTCGGGATTATCAAAAGTTTCATCAACACAATTCTCAGTAGCAAGAGTTAAAGGATGGATAGTTGATGACACATCAAACCCATTATCACCTCAAATTTATTATGTTGATTATAGTGGTGGAACTCATACTGACATTTATGTAAACACTGCCTTTGAGACATTCGTTTATTTAACAAGTGGGGCAACAATCGGTCAACAGGCAACTCCACTAACAGAACAACAAAGAAGACAAAATATATTTTTAGGTAAAATCGGTCACCCTGAAAAAACATCAATCAATCTTGTTTTTAGTCAACCTGATTTTGTATTATCTCCACTTGCACAGCTTCGTGATGTTTTTGCACCAATAAATCTTATAAATGGTGGAGTTTATCCATCGGTAAATACTGGACTTACATTTAATACAAGTGCGGGTTTTATATATGGTTTAGGTATTAATTTCTCAGTTAATACTTTGCAACCAAATGCGGTAACTATTCCGGGTCAATCCCCATGTACATTTCAATACAGAACCCAAACAGGAGGTAGTGTTACAAATGTAACTCAAATAGACCCAACTAAATGGGACGATGGTGGGGTAGTGACTCCAGTATCAGGAGTTAAATCAACCAACCAAAGAATTTATTTACTTCAAAACGGACAATTTAGGATTCAATATGGGCAAGAAGAATATAATCAATTATCCGCCGCAATTGCAGGAATTCAAACAGAAACATTTACGGTTTTTCCAAATTTTACAAATAACGCAATATTAATAGGTATTTTAAGTATTACAAGTACCTGTGATAATTTATCAGATACCTCAAGAGCTCAAATCTTTTTAGTTTCTAAATTTGGTGAAACAGTTGGAGCCGCTGGAGGTATTGGAACAACTACTCTACAACAACTACTCTACAACAAGCGTATCTTAATTCATCTGAACCTGAAATCACAATTAATTCTACATTAGATGGAATATCTATTAAAAATGGAACAACCAGTGCCGATACTGTTGCTCAACTAATACAAGGAATTAGTTCAGGAGGAACTATAACTTCATTTATAAGAGCTGACGGAGCAATATCAGGTACAACATTTCTTGGAAATGGTGGTAATTTATCTCATGTATTCCATTCTGTTAATATTAACGGAACACCACAATTCTCCGCCAACACAAATACATTTATTAATTTTAGTGGAATCAATCTTAACATTATTTCAGGTGCAAATAATACATTAATATTTTCAGCAGGAACTGGTGGGTCATCAGGTTCTTCAGGATTTGATGTATATGTAACAGGAGGTACTTATAACGGAAGTGAAATATTATTTACGAATAATTCAGGAGGAACATTTACCGTAACAGGTTTAACCGCAACCGGTTTTTCTGCAAATTATTACGGAAGTTTTTCTGACTCAACAAACCAACCTGTAAGTGGTGCGAATATTGCGACAGTTTGGAAATATAATACAACTGAAATATCTAATGGTATTAGTGTTGTTGATAATACTAAAATCACAGTACAAAATACGGGTGTTTATGAAATTGGATATTCCGCCCAAATAGAAAAAACACAAGGGACGGAGGCCGATGTAACAATTTGGGCCAAAATAAATGGACAAGATGTTGAGCGGAGTTCATCAACTCTTGGATTAGTTGCTAACAGTGTATATCAATTACCATTTGTTTCTTATATACTTGAGTTAAATGCTGGTGATTATGTTGAATTTTATTTTTCATCTGACAGTCAATATGTTCAATTAACCGCATTAAGTGGTTTAACAACACCGACAAGACCTGATTCTCCTTCGGTAATTATTGTCGCAAAACAAGTTGGTTTATCAACATCTATTGGTGGAAGTGGAGACACATTTGTTACAGGTTTTTCATTGAATAATGATGTGATAACATTATCTCAAAATAGAAAAGACCAATACTCCGCATTTACAATTAGTTTATCTGCCTATACTGGTAGTTCTTTATCGGGAGATTACCTACCATTAAGTGGAGGTACTGTAACAGGTGGAACTCAATTTACAGGAGTTTTAACCGCCAATACAATATCAGCAACAACATATCAGAATTTACCTGTTAGCGGTTTAACGGAAGGGAATAACATTTCTATAACGGGAGCCAACGGTAATTTTACAATATCATTTACAGGAACCACAGGTTCTAATTTTACAGGAGGAACTGTATCAGGTGCAACCATTTTTACAGGTGGTTTAAGCGCCAATACAATATCGGCAACAACTTATTATAATGTTCCTAATTATAATGCGGGGGTTATTGTGAATTCAGATTTATGGATTAACAATAATGATGGGACAATGACTTTCCCAACCACACAAGTTGCATTATATAATAATGCTGTATTTACGGGAAGTGTTGAGGTTTATGTAGTAACATCCGCAACAACCGGAAGTGGAGGATTACCAGCGTTGTCCAATAACGATACAAATTATATTGTAATAAATTATAACGGTGGTTCTCCCGTTTATGATGTATTGACCGATAACTCAACAATTAATGATAGTAATATTGTTCTATATTTAATTGTTTATAGAGCAAACAATTTTGTTCATGTTTTAGATTTTGGTAATGAAGGTGCCGGTTTACCAAATAAATTAAATGATAGGATTATCGCAACTGACAGATTTGCAAGGGAAAGTGGATTTTCATTGGCACTAAGTGGGTCAACAGGTGTTGTAACTTTATCGGGAGGTATTGCTTGGAATGCGACAAACAGACAATCATTAGTTGCCGTTAATAGTCAAGATGACGTATTTTTCCAAAGCTATCATAGTGGAAGTACTTGGGTTTATACTACAACTTCGAATACTTTAAATAATTTATATTATGATACAAGTACTGATAAAGTACTAGCAACTGCAGGAAAATATCTTGTCAATTGGTATTTTAGAGGACAAGAAGTTAACGACCATTTATATGAAGTTTGGAGTACCGATGAGTACGATACGGTGTCCGAAGCCCAATTATCAACCGAACCTAATTTACCTGAATTAATAACATCACATGCGTTTTTAACAGGAAGAATTATCGTACAAGTTAGTGCAACAACGGGTATTGTGGAAAGCGCATTCGTACAAGTATTCCAACCAACAACAGTACAATCCCACAATGATTTAACAGGAATACAAGGTGGTTCGGCCGGTCAATATTACCATTTAACAAGCTCGGAATATGCAAATGTTGCGTATAAGAATGTAAATAATATTTTTTCAGTAGGTCAATTATTTAATGATGGCATTACCGCAACAACAATATCTGCAACAACATATCAAAATTTACCTGTTAGTGGTCTTACTGGCGGTGATAACATATCAGTCACAGGTAGTAATGGTAATTTTACAATATCATTTACAGGCACAACAGGTTCTAATTTTACAGGTGGTACTGTATCAGGGGCGACCATTTTTACAGATGGTTTAACCGCAAATACAATATCTGCAACAACATATCAAAATCTACCTGTTAGTGCGATAACCAATGGAAACGGAATATCGGTATCGTCAAATAACAATGGTCTTATAACTATAACAAATACACAACAACAAGGAATTACAGGTATAACCGCAACAGACGGATTGTCAGGAGATACCACAAGTTTCCTAACCACAATAATAAACATTGATAAGGGCTCCTCACAGAATATATTTAAAAATATTCAAATTGGGGGTATTACTCAATTCAGTGCCAACTCAAATAACTCTGACCTTAATTTTAGTGGTATTGGTATAACCATAACATCCGCGGCAACAAACACGTTAGTATTTACAAATCAAATAACACAAGGTATTACTGGTATTACAAGTGGTGATGGTATTACCGCAACAACTAGTGACAATAATGTAACAATTACTAATTTAGGAGTAACAGGAATTACTGCGGGATACGGAATATCGGCAAGTACATCGACAGGTAATGTAGTAATAATACAACAATTTGATTACGGAAAAGCCTACACCACAGGAAATAACTTAAATTATATATAATCAATATGGCAGCAAATACACAACCAATTTTTTCAATTCAAGGAGAGACACAATGGTCAACTCTGATGAATGCGGCAAATACAGGTAATGTCACAGGTAGTACATCTTATCTTGTGTTTACCGCAGGAACAAACGGAAGTTTTGTACAAAAAATAAGATTTAGACATGTACCACCATCAGGTAATACCGCAGCAACAGTTGCTCGTGTTTGGATAAACAATGGACAAGATGTTACAGTTGCATCAAATAGTACACTATTTGATGAAATTACAATCGCATCCAACACCACATTTTCACAAGTGGCCTCAACACCATTTTATGAGATACCATTTAATTTCGCATTACCTGCAAATTATAGGATATATGTCACACTAGGAACCGCACCAACAACGGGGGCTAATATTCAAGCAACAGTTATAGGAGGGGACTACTAATGTATTACTACAAGATAAAATTCGAATACGGTTCTCCAGTTGAATACGGATATCTAATAATTGATGAGATGGGTATCCAAGAAAACAGAATCACTGATTTAAGTGGAAACACATTATCTTTGGGTGCGTGTGGATATGCTTGTACAATCCCAAATGAATTACCTGATTGGGCTGAATAATGGCTTACGATTTATTTAATTTACCACAAGACCCTTATAATCAAATATTCACTCAACCTGGTCAAAGTTTTTGGAGTAAACCACAAAACATAACCATGATAAATTTTTTTGTGGTTGCGGCCGGAGGTGGTGGAGGAGGGGGTAACGCCACTTCCCCATCGATAGGTTCGCAAGGAGGTGGTGGAGGCGGCGGAGGAGGTGTTACAAAATTAACCATTCCTGCAATTTTTATACCCGAAACTTTAATATTAAATGTTGGAGTCGGGGGAGCTGGTGGTGGTAATGCCGTTGCCGGAACTGCGGGAGGTTCGTCATATATTGATATACCCGGTGGAAGTAATGTAGTATCAACTAGAATTATTTTTACAAACGGAGGTGCGGGTGGTGGTGCTGGCGGCGCAAGTGGCGGACTTGCTGGTGGAGGTGGTGGAGTTGCCGCCGCAACAACATCAGTTTACCATAACCTTGGTATATTTTCTGCAATTGCCGGAGGTAACGGTACTGCCGGTTATGGTGCGTCATCAACCGCCACACCTGTATCGGCTTTAGCAACATTAACAAGTGGTGGAAGTGGGGGAGCGGCAAGAAGTGCTCAACCTACGTTTGTTAGGGGAACTCCTGGAGGTATAGATGCAAACGGTACTACTTTATCAGACACATTTGCTTCTGATGGGACAATAATTTTAGACGGACCCGGAGGACAAATTTCATGGAAACCATTTCAAACTACAGGAGGGGTCGGAGGTTGGGGGGCTAGAAATGGAACTGTTCCTGGTGGTAATGGGGGTCACGGTGCAATTGGTTCAGGTGGAGGTGGTGGAGGAGGAAATAATACAGGATTTGTTGGAGGTCGTGGTGGAAATGGAGGACATGGATTAATTATTATAACATGCAATTAATATGACACATAATTTACCTGACACATCATTTAGAACCCAAGTATTTTATCAAAGTGGAAATTGGATAAAACCACAAGGTATAAGTATGGTTTATGTTACTTTGATAGGCGGTGGTGGAGGTGGTGGCGGAGGTCAGTCAACCGCATCAGGTGTTGCTGGTAATGGTGGTGGAGGAGGTGGTACGGGTGCGATATCAAGAGCGATGATTAGTGCTGATTTGTTAGAAGATAGACTTAGAGTGACAGTAGGAAGGGGTGGTGCCGGAGGAGTACCAAATGGAGATGGGGTGGTTGGTAGTGAAAGTAGGGTTGAAGGGATTACTACGTTTTTATCAACGATAATGATAGCGGGAGGCTCATCTACCCAAGGACTTTCATCAGGAGGAGGAGGTAGTGGAGGTCAATCCACTACCTTGCAAACTGCGAATTTAGCATCTATGGGAATTTTTATAAGTAACGCAGGTGGAGCGGGAGGTTCTTCAGGACTCCCCAATATAACATATGGGTCATTACCGGCCGCGGGGCCATTATCAATAACCCCCGGTTGTGGAGGAGGAACTAAAACTGTTTCAAACACTAGTACAAATGGAGGAAGTATAATTGGTGCTGGTGTCGTACCTAACTTTTCAGGTGGAACATCAGGAGGAACTGACGGAATTAGTTCTCAAATAAATTCCTTATCCCCACTAATATTTTTAGGAGGTACTGGTGGTGGAGGTAATGGTACAGGTACAGGTGGAAATGGAGGTGATGGTGGTATTGGTTGTGGAGGTGGAGGAGGTGGTGCTGGTATTACAGGAGGAAGAGGAGGTAGAGGTGGAGACGGACTTGTAATAATAAATTGTTGGTAAAAATAATATGTTAGATTTATATAATTCTTCACAAAGAAATAATACTCAATTTTATTATTCCTCGGCAATATGGTATAAACCTAGAGGGGTTAGTAATATTTTAATAACCGCAATAGGTGCCGGTGGTGGAGGAGGCGGCGGATTTAGTGCCGCGGCTGGTTCTGCAAAAGGTGGAGGAGGAGGAGGAGCGTCAGGAGGTATATCAAGATTATATCTACCGGCAATTGTAGTTCCTGATATATTATCAATAACTATTGGTTTAGGAGGTACAGGTGGAGCGGCAACCATTGCCGGAACTAGTGGAGGACAAACCATCATCGATGTTACAAATTCAACAAACGCATCCCAAACATATTTTCTTATCGCAAATGGTGGAGGTGGAGGTGGTGCCGGTACTGGTGCGGCAAGAGGAACCGCAGGTACTGCCGCGGCAATATCAACCGCGGCGGCGGCCTTATTTTCTAATTTAGGACATCAAAACTTTGTTGTAGGAATCGCCGGAGGATTAGGAGGTTTAACGGCTCTTAACTCACCTGGTGCGCAAATTACATATGGGTTACTAACACCATTTACGGTAGTTTCAGGAGGTGCTGGTGGTGGAGGTCGTTCAGGCGCGGGAGGTTCAGTAACTCCGGTACTTGGTTCCGATAATTACCCAACAATAGCCGGAGGTAGTTCTATTTCCTCCCCAAACGGTGTTGGTGGATATTATAGAGTAAAAGGATTTTATAGTATTGGTGGAGGCGGTGGTGTTGGTATTGACGCTTCACCTGGTGGAAATGGAGGAGTTGGAGGGCCTGGTTCAGGAGGTGGAGGAGGTGGTGCCGGAACCACAGGAGGAAGAGGAGGAAATGGAGGAAACGGACTTGTAATAATAACTTGTTGGTAAATTTAAAATACTATTTACCATCTAACATAAATTAATATTTTTTCTATAAAAACAATTGTAATGAAAATTTTTATTCAAATCGCATCTTATAGGGACCCACAACTTGTCCCTACAATAGAAAGTGCATTAGAGAATGCAAAAAAACCTAAAAATTTAGTATTCGGTATTGCAAGACAATTCCATCCTGAAGATGGTTTTGACAATCTTGATAAATACAGAAAAGATAAAAGATTTAGAATTTTAGATATCCCTTATACCGAATCTAAAGGAGTATGTTGGGCGAGAAATCAAGTACAACAATTATATAAAGATGAAACTTATACGATGCAGATTGACTCTCACATGAGATTTGAAAAGGATTGGGACGATGAGTTTATCAAAATGATTAAACAACTTCAAAAAGATGGTCATAAGAAACCATTATTAACAGGTTATGTTTCATCATTTGACCCTGATAATGACCCGGCCGCAAGAGTACGTGAGCCATGGAGAATGGTATTTGATAGATTTATTCCTGAAGGTGCGGTGTTCTTTTTACCTGAAACTTTACCAGGTTGGCAGAATATGGATAAACCAGTAACCGCTCGTTTTTATTCGGCTCACTTCGCGTTCACTGTCGGCGAGTTTAGTAATGAAGTACAACACGACCCCGAATATTATTTCCACGGAGAAGAGATTTCAATTGCGGCAAGAGCTCATACTTGGGGTTATGATTTATTTCATCCTCATAAGGTTCTTGTATGGCATGAATACACCCGTAAAGGTAGAACAAAACAGTGGGATGATGATAGAGAATGGCATTTAAAAAACAATCACGCTCATAAGAAAAACAGACAATTGTTTGGTATGGACGGTGAAGAAATGGTTGACATGGGTAAGTATGGTTTTGGTACTGAAAGAACATTATCTGATTATGAAAAATATGCAGGTATCAATTTTAAAAAGAGAGGAGTTCAGCAATACACATTGGATAAGTTGTATCCTCCAAATCCACAAAATTTCGCAAATGAAGAAGAATATATGGAATCATTCTCAGCAATCTTCAAACATTGTATTGATGTTGGTTATTCTCAAGTCCCTGAAACAGATTATGATTTTTGGGTGGTTGCGTTCCACGGAGAAAATGATGAAACATTATTCAGACAAGACGCAGACCCAAGTGAAATTAGCAGAATGAAAAATGACCCCGATGGTTATTGTAAAGTATGGAGACAATTCCAAACCGTAACAAAACCAAAGTATTGGGTTGTATGGCCTCACTCAACATCAAAAGGTTGGTGCGAAAGAATAACAGGAAATTTATTTTAAAATATAACTAATGAGTATACCAAAAAAAATACACTTTATATGGGTGGGTGGTAACAAACCTAAGTGGACCGAAATATTTGTTAATGAGGTTAAAAAAATTAACCACGATTATGAAGTTATCGAATGGACGGAAGATAATTTAGATTTTGAAGTTCAAAGTAAAGAGTCATATGATAATTGTTTTAGTATGGGTGCCAAATCTGATATACTTAAAATGGAAATTTTGTATAGATATGGGGGTATATACATGGACTATGATAACTTACAAATAAAAAAATTTGATGACCTGTTAGAATACGAATTTTTTGCCGGAGCTCATGATTTAGCCCCAAAAGAAATTTGGTTTGGGGTCGTTGGGGCAATCCCAAACCATCCTATTTGCAAAAAGTATTTAGAAAATTTAAATATACAATCTCCAATCTATAAACATCAGATTGATAGGGTTATGTCGGAAACAGGTCCATATTATTTAACAAATATCATATATGGTAATACTTGGGATTGTGAGTATAAAATTTTTATAGGTTCTGAATTTTATCCGTTTGCACTGGAGGATAGATTTATGGTTAGAAACTTTACTGAAAATGATATTGAACATATCAGAAGTTTTAAAAAAGATAATACATACAGTATACATTTCCACACTTGTTCTTGGCAGTAAAATATAACTTTTATGAAATCAAATTTTGAGACTGTAATTTTAACAATGTCTTCTTTGATTCAAAAAATCAGAGATGAAAAAAATAATTTAAATTTTGTTCAAATAGGTTCTCACGATTGTGAATCATTTGAAGATTTACCAAGTAAATTTATTAATATAAACGATTACGGACATTATATTGAGCCAGTAACTGACGTATTTAAAAAATTACAGATTAATAGAGTTAAATATAAAAATTGTAAATTACATAATTTTGCAATTATACCTACCGATAAATTCTATTCAGAATATTTTCATATTCATACCGTAGGTTGCCAAAGTAGTTTTTTAAAGGGTATTTATTATGATGATAAACCCGAAACAAAAAATTGGGTTCCCTCAAAAATTGAATCGGTATCCATATCTAAGTTTATAGAACTAAATGATATAGAATCTCCTGATGTATACTTTATAAGCACTCAAGGATATGATAATGATATTATAAAAGAAATTCTTAATATTCATAAACCTAAAATATTTTTTGCAGAGTGCTGGGATATGAATCAAATAAATCATATTATAAATTCTAAGTTAACTGAAACTCCAAAAGATATAAAATTTACGACTAGGGAAGAACTTATATCATTACTACAAAATTTAGGTTATAAGTGTTTATACGAGACCGAAAAAGATAGATTGTTGGCTTGGAATTTAAATTATGTGCCAAATATCGATGAAGGAATTAATGAAGTTGTAATTAACAAAAAAGTAACTGATAATGGTAAATACATTTCTTATAGTTTATTCGGAACTGATTTAAAATATTACGTAGGCGCCGAAAAAAATATAATAATTAATAATAAGTTACTACCCGATTGGGACACTGTTATATATTATCATCCTAAAAATTTTAGGGAGGGGTACCTAAAAAAATTATCAGAACTTGGAGCGATAATGGTCGACGTTTCTGATATCACAATTGGAGGTAGACCATCATTAGATTTTCCATTCTTTTGGAGATTTTTATCTTTTCTAAAAAATTCAATTTCTCTTTCAAGGGATTTAGATAGTCGTTTATCAAAACGAGAGGTTGATTACATTAGAAAATGGGAAAACAGTGACAAAGATTATTTTGTAATTAGAGACCATCCTTGGCATTCTCCATACCCAAGCGGATTGTTTGGTATAAGAAGAAAATTAGAATCTTTTGAAAATCATTTTAATGAATATATCTCTTTAAATAATTTGGTTTGGGGTACTGACCAAGATATTTTAGAAAAGTATATGTTAGATAAAAATCCTGACCATATTTTATATTTTGGATTTGATAAACTTGAGACGTATATCCCAAGAGATGATAAAGATTTTTTTATTGGTATGCAACTTGATGAATTTGATAAACCAACCGTACCAAGTGGAGTTAAATGTTTAGAATTTATATCTGAGTTAAATTTACCAAATAATTTTAAAAAAACTTATAAATATTTTATCACAACATTGGCAATAAACGAACCTTATTTTGAAAAGAGTTTGGATTTTTATACACAATTACATGATAGAACTAAAAATTGTACTTTAAATATTACAGCAACAAGAAACGACTTAAGTAGATTAGAAGAACATACTGGTTTAACTTATGATGAGTTTAAAGAAAGATATCCTAAAATAAATTTAAATACTTTAGAAGATTTTAATTTTAGAATTGATTTTCCATTAGAAATGGACGGAACTGGATTTATTTTTAATTTAAATTTAAAAGTAATATCAATAAAATCTTGTTTGAAATTAAAACAGAATTTTGATTACTTAATTTATATTGATGGTGATTGGGGTATTCACGATGGATTTGATGAGGAAAAATTCTTTAGGTTGTTTGAAAATATGGAGGCTAGTGATATTGATTTTGCTTTTGAGAGGCCTGCCAGAATAGGTGACGGTAGAGTGAACCCTAGTCAAACATTTTATGCCGATAAGTTCTATGACTACGAATGTTTAGATAATCCACTTTGGGACAATGCTCACGTAACTAATGAACAATTTTTAGTATTCAAAAATAACTGGAAATTAATTTTGTTTGAACAAAAATGGGAACAAATGTTATGGTATACAATTGCAAATAATATTAGGAATTATCCAGATGGATTTGAGATTGGGGTGTCGGCGTTAGAGGCGGGAATGAAATGGAATTATAACTTATTCCCAATACTCAGTAATTGTTTTTATTTTTACCCTAAATACAACGATATTAAATATATTAGATTTTAAAAAATGAAAGGAGAAGTTACAGTAATATTAAATGGTTTTAATAGACCCGAAAATTTATCAGAGCAAATAGATGCCATAAACAATCAAACAATAAAACCTAAAGAAATATTGTTATGGTTAAACAATAGTGAGGGTTTTGATAAAAATTTAACAGATAAAATTACAACAGTAACGAGTAATAAAAATTTTGGTGTTTGGGCTAGATTTGCATTTGCTTTAAATGCTAATACAGAATATATTTGTATATTTGATGATGATACCATACCTGGAGTAAAATGGTTAGAGAATTGTGTTGAGACAATGAAAACTCACGAAGGTTTATTAGGTACTAAAGGGTTGGTGTATAGAGATGATACTTCTTATCATTATCATGATGTATATGGATGGGATAATCCTAATACAGAAACAGTACAAGTTGATATTGTAGGACACGCTTGGTTTTTTAAACGAGAATGGTTATGGGTAATGTTTAGAGAACTACCACCACAAGGACATAATTTTCATAGAGTGGGAGAAGACATGTTTTTTTCTTATACCTTAAAAAAATATTTAGATATTAATACTTATGTACCCCCTCATCCAATAAATCAGAGAGAATTATGGGGTAGCCTGAAAGGTTGGCAATATGGGACAATAAAGGCGAGTTCTGAATTAAGTATTGGAGAAATGCAACATTTTTACAGTAAATTAATTTTATCAGGATGGAAAATTTTAAGGTCAGGAAATTACGTAAAACCGATTTTAACATATCCGCAATCTTTTGTAAACAATCAACACATTAATTTTATACATCAATATACAGTTCCGGAAGATGTTAAAGGAGGGGTCTGTGTCGATATCGGAGCTAATTGCGGCTCGTTTACTGAAGTTTATAAAGAATATTTTAGTAAAATATATTTCATAGAACCACAAAAAAGTTTGTATGAAAATGTTGCCAATAAATTTAAAGATTATGACCATATAGTTGGTTTTAATTACGCGGTTTGGAATAAAGATGATGAAGAATTGACCTTAGTTAATCATTCTAATAAAGATTCAGGGTCAGTTGGGGTAAAGGGAGGTAGTATTAATCAAGATTGGACGGATGAGATAGTAAATTTTGTAACTTCTATTTCTTTAGAAAGTTTATACGAAAAAATTGAAGGCGTTATTGACTACATGAAAATTGATTGTGAGAATTCAGAATACGAATTTTTATACGGTAAAGATTTAAGTAGAATAAAATACATCGGTATGGAATTACATAATCAAATGGGTTCGGACAAGTTTTACTCACTATGTGAATATATAAAAAAAACTCATTCGCTTATTAATGGTAAAGAAGAATTTTTTGACAATGCTCATCAAATTTTACTATACAAATTAAAATGATTTTGCTCTCATACGGAACTAGACCCGAGTATATTAAAATAGAGCCGATAATAAAAAAATTATCTGAAAAAAATATACTTTACAGAATACTTTTTACAGGACAACATGAAAACCTAATAAATAATAATAACTGGGATTTTAAACTAACAGTTAAAAAAATCACAGAAAATAGGTTAGACAATATTCTTAACTCATGTTTGTCAATTGATGAGGAGGTGTTCAATAACGTAAAAATGGCAATCGTACAAGGAGATACAACCTCAGCTCTTGGGATTTCCTTATCTTGTATGCATAGGGGTATAAAAGTAATTCATTTGGAAGCGGGACTTAGGTCATACGATATAAAAAATCCATATCCTGAAGAGTACAATAGAAAATTAATATCTCAAATTGCTGATATTCATTTATGTCCCACAAAAGAAAATGAAAATAATTTGATTAAAGAAAACATAAGTGAGAATGTTTTTGTCGTCGGTAACACCGCATTAGATAATTTAGTTAATTTAAAAAGCGAGTCTGTATACAATAAAAAAATATTAATAACTTTACATAGAAGAGAAAATCATGAAATAATTGACGAGTGGTTCTATGAAATAGAAAATTTGGCAAATCTATATCCGAATTATGAATTTATATTACCGATACACCCAAATCCTAATGTTATAAAACATAAAAAAATTTTTAACAAGGTTATAGTTGTTGAGCCAATGGAACATTCGGAAATGATTAAATTATTACTTGAGGCGAGTTTGGTAATTACTGATAGCGGAGGATTACAAGAAGAATGTTCATTTTTAAATAAAAAATGTTTGGTCTGTAGAAAAACAACTGAAAGACAAGAGAGTTTAAATTTTAGTTCTTTTTTAATACCAACACCAAAAGATTTGACAAAAGAATTCAATTACCATATAAAAAATTGTAAAATAAATTATATTTCACCATACGGAGACGGATATAGTTCGGATAAAATTATTAATGTTATAAAAAAATATTTATAATGGAAAAATTTTCACAAATAGGTCAAGACATAATTGTTAGTACGTATTTTAATCACAAATTAAATGGTACTTTTTTAGATATAGGTTGCGGATACCCCAAAAAAATAAATAATACGTATCTATTGGAAAATAATCTTAATTGGAATGGTATTTCTATTGATTTAGAAAATTATATCGAGGATGACGGTACTAAGTGGGAGGATTGTAGAAAGACTGAACGAATTCTATCGGACGCTTTAACTTTAAATTATAATGATATATTAAGTAAATTATCAATCAATGGCACTGTTGATTTTCTTACTATGGATTTGGAACCACCACAAATAACTTTTGAATGTTTGTATAAAATACCATTTGATGATTATAAATTTAATTTCATATGTTTTGAAATTGATGAAGGTAGGGAAGGTGGTGAAGATAGAAAAAAAATAACCAGAGATTATTTAAAATCAAAAAATTATATTTTTCTCGGTAATTTACACGGACAGGATGATGTTTATGTTCATGAGTCATTTTATAATGAAGTGAAAAATATTAATTTTTTTGAAGTTGTTGAAAACAGCGGAACGTCAAAACACACTATAAAATTGTTTAATCCTGAGTATGAAATATTTTGAAGAAGAAATAAAAAAAATTTATAGTAAGTTAAAAAATAAAGATTTTTTTTCTTTTAGTAAGTTCGCCGATGGGGAATGGGAGATGATTAAGGGGAGGCAAATAAATAATAGTGAGTTTGAATATTTGCCAAATGAGGACGAATTTTATAGGCAAAAATTGATTGAGTCTTTTACTTTTAAAGATGACAATTATTATGTTGGAATTAGTTGCCCCTGTTGCCAAGGAGACGAACATTATAGAATGTACGAGTTTTCAAATCAAAAAAATGAGAACATTACTTTTGCAAATTTATTTGTTAATAGTAATTATAAATTTTTCAAGGAATACTTCATACCTGAATTTAATGAATGGGATGTACATTTAGTGGCTCATGAAACATCAAATATAGATAACCTACCATTCAAAGTCGAAGAGTTTTATCCGGTAAATGATTCGGCTTGGAAAAAAAACTACGATTTAATTGAAAAAATAAAAAGTAAAAATTTAAAAAATAAACTATTTTTATTTTCCTGTGGTCCGTTTGGTAATATGTTATCTCATCAATTATGGGAAAATAATAAAAATAACACTTATATTGATATTGGCTCAACAATTAATTTTTGGACAAATGCAAAAAGTTTTCAAAGATATTATATGTTTGGTGGTCCTTATAGTCAATTAGTTTGTAAATGGGGGGATTTTTAAAAAATGAACGCTTACTTATATATTAATTTTGTTTCAGGTTTAGGTGACACTTATACGACTATTATGTCGGCCTTACAATCGTCAATAGAACTTGAGAATTTTGGGTACAATACCTTTTTAATTATAAACACGACTAGAAATAATTATTTACCCGAACATTTAGAACTTGATTGTTTGTTTGATTTTAGTGGGTTTAAAAATAAAGTTATTTATAATATTCCTTTAGATAATGAAGGTAATCCTGTAATCCAAAATTTAAAATTAAATAAATTAAAACAAGACCAAAATTCTTATTCAATATACGTAGATTCGATTATTCCGGAACTATATGAATACCAAAGTTATATTTTTGGTCACACTGAGATTAATAAGTTATCAAAAAGACCAACATGTAATATGGATATTATTAGTTTAGATGTAAAAAATATTGCGGATAGTTTTATAGGGAACTTTAGTAATATAGTTACACTACATTATAGAGCAATGGACGGTCTTGGAAATTCCGAAGAATATGTTAACGGTAGAATAGGTAGATTTGAAAATTTTATTAACGAACATAAAGACAAAAATATTTTGGTTTGCTCAAATGGAAAATTAATTAGAGATTTACTAAAGAATAAACATTCAAATGTTATCACGTTTAATTTTACTTATAATGAGTTGGAATTATATCCATGTTATGACATATACACAAAACCAAAATTCTCTGAAGATATTTTTATAAGACATTCACAGGAGATTTTGGCGGAAATGGTTATGATAAAGTACTCAGAAAAAATATTATCCATAAGCCCGTTTCTTTCAAATTTTGTAACTTACGGTGTATTAAACAATACACATAAAAAAGATTATTCAGAATTATTTAATCATGAGTCTTAATTTTGGAAAAATTAGTTTGTTGACGTATACTCACTCTAATTGTTTTGATATTCATGACATATATTTTGATTCAATAAAAAAATTTTTTGTCGGGGTCAATCATTACGTACTTACCAATGAGTCATTTAAAAAAGAAAAAGTAAATCAAATAATTTACGATGATAAAACTAACTACTATGAACAAATGTTATTAGGGTTATCTAAAATTGAAACCGAATATTTAATTTACTCCCAAGAAGATTATATTTTATACGATTATGTTGATTTTAATTTATTAAATGAATGTATCAATGTTTTGGATAATGATAAAGATGTTAATTTCATTAGATTAATTTGTTCGGGTTTGTTAGGTGAAGAAAAAAATTATAACGATAGTTTTATAATATTAGATAAAAATTCTGAATATTTTTTTAGTACACAAATAACAATATGGAAAAAAAACTCACTTGTTGAAATGTTTAAATCCTCAAAGACTAAATACATAACTGATGAACCTAAAAATTCAATATATCTTGCGAATTTAAGCGGAATAGGTCTTTGTACTAATTTAAAATCTGAAAAAATTGGAGGTCATTTTAATTCTAAAATATACCCATATACCGCAACGGCTTTAGTCGGGGGTAAATGGAATTTAAGTCAGTATGGTAATATATTAGAAAATTTATTAAACAAATATAACATTGATAAACATAAACGAGGTATTATTTAAACAATGAAAACAAAAATAGTTACAGCCTACTGGATGGACGCTAACGGACTACCATTTTTAGGTTCAAATTCAGGAAGAAAAGAAAGATATTTAGGCTCATTAATTGCATATTGTCAAAATATTAACTTACCAATAATCTGTTATACACACAACAAAAGCTTACCCGAACTACAGAATATAAAAGAAAAATATAATTTAGATAATTTAGAGATTAAATTACTTGAATTATCTGATGTAAAATATCACAAAGAAATACAAGAAATTGTTAATAGTGATGTTGACCGATACCAAAGAGATTTAGATGGTAGGGGGGCAGAAATTATGTGGGGCAAATTTGATGTGATAGAAAGAGAATTAGATAGTTGTGATAAATTATTTTGGTTGGATGTGGGACTACAACATCCTGGTATTTTTACTTGGAGATACTCTAAAGTGTTTAACAAGGTTGAGGACCACAAAGATTCCAGAGCTTTAGGTAGTTGGTGGGCTAATTTAGATGTTTATAATTATAAACATTTTTTTAACACTGAAACCTTAACAAATTTATCAAATGCGATTAATGGTAAAATTACGTTGATAACTTCGTATGGGCCACAAATAAGTTATCCATTTTATTCGTTAGGTTTAACTAACACACCATTTGAAACTCCATATCCCGTTGGTGCATTGATTGGTGGTGATGTTATACAGTTAAAAAAATATGTTAATTTATTTTGGGAGTTTGCTAAAAAAGTATTGGATTCAAAAATATTATGTACAGAAGAGTCGATTATGAAACCTATTTTGGACATGATGGACAAAAGTGAGGTTAAATTATTCACATTCACATCCTTTTATTGTTGTGAACATGATAAATTTCATTTTGAGGATTGGGAAGAATCTTGGGGTGAACCAAAACCATTCTACACCGCGTGGAATGATTTAATAAATTATTCAAAAAATAGCATTTAAACATTTAATTAATTTTATCTAATTATGATTTACATAGACAAAATAACAAAAAAAAGTGATTTAGAAAGTGGGGATAGTGTATCATCATATGGTAACTGGGGTGCCCAACAAAACTATAAAGCGTTCGAGGTTTTTTTCTATTTTCTCAAAGAAATAAGACCAAAAAGAATTTTAGAAATTGGAACTTCTATAGGTGGGTTTACATCATTCTTAAATCAATCATGTAAAGATTTAGGCATTGATTGTGAAATTCTAACATTGGATATCAACGAATATCCTTGGTATGAAGAAATGAAAAATAATGGGATTGACATTAGAATTGAAAATGTTTTCTCCCAAAGTTATGATTCTGTGTCCCAATATATTATAGATTTTATTCAATCAGATGGTACGACCGTTGTCTTATGTGATGGCGGTGATAAAAAAGGTGAATTCAATTTGTTATCAAATTATATAAAAGAAAATGATTTTATTTTAGGTCATGATTACTCAATCAATCAAGAATATTTTGAACAAAATATAAATGGTAAAATTTGGAATTGGTGTGAACTAACTGAAAATGATATATTAGAACCTTGTAAGAGAAATAATTTAGTTGATTATAGAAATGATATTTTTCAATCAATAGTTTGGGTTTGTAAGATGAAAGTCGCTCCCGAATTAGTTGTAAAAACTGATGATGATGTTGTTAAAAGCGCAGATTCAAGTGATGATGAATCAATTAAATCTGTGGTTACTTTAGTCACTGGTCTTTGGGATATAAAAAGAGATTCATTAGCTGATGGTTGGTCTAGAAGTTATGACCATTATTTAACAAAATTTTCTGAATTGTTAAAGGCGGATGTTAATTTAATTATATATGGTGACGAATCACTAGAAAAGTTTGTAAAAGAAAGAAGGGACGACAAAAACACTCAGTTTATTAGAAGAGGTACCGAATGGTTAAAATCTGCGGTCCCATTTGAAAAAATACAAGAAATTAGAAAAAATCCAAATTGGTTAAATCAATCAGGATGGTTGTCTGAATCGACTCAAGCCAAACTAGAGTTGTATAATCCTTTGGTTATGTCTAAAATGTTTTTATTACATGATGCGAAAATTTTAGATAAGTTTAATTCAGATGAAATGTATTGGATTGACGCGGGTATAACAAATACAATACATCCTGGTTATTTTACTCACGACAAAGTTCAAAATAAATTAAGAAAATATTTTGATAAATTTTCATTCGTATGTTTTCCATACAAAGCCACAAGTGAAATTCACGGATTCTCATATCCAAAGATTAATGATTATGCAAATTCAAATGTTGATTTAGTTGCAAGAGGTGGTTTTTTTGGTGGTCCTAAAAATACTATATCAGAAATTAACTCAATTTATTACTCCACATTAATCAATACGTTAAATGATGGATTTATGGGTACCGAAGAATCCGTGTTTTCCATAATATTATACAAATACGCTAGTTTAATTAACTATTTTGAAATTGACGATAATGGTTTAATGGGGAAATTCTTTGAGGGTTTAAAGAATGAAACCTTAGAAGTTAAAAGTAAACATACTCGTCCTAATGGAGAGCCTATAAAGGACATAAAAAAGACAGCATTGTATGTGATTGGTTTTAATAGTCCAAAACAATTTGAAACACTAATTGATTCTATGTTGTTATATGATGCGGATTTTATAAATAAACCAGCAAAATATCTTTTAGATAATTCCACTGACTTATCAACCACACCAAGATATAAAGAACTTTGTGAAAGATATGGTTTTGAACATATTAAAAAAGAAAATTTAGGAATATGTGGAGGAAGACAATTTATTGCGGAACATTTTGAAGAGACGGGATTAAATTATTATTTCTTCTTTGAGGATGATATGTTTTTTTATGGAGGACAGGATAGTACATGTAGAAATGGGTTCACTAGATATATCAAATCATTATATGATAAAACACTAAAAATTGCCAGTGATGAAAATTTTGACTACTTGAAATTTAATTTCAGTGAATTTTTTGGGGACAATTCAACACAATGGTCTTGGTATAATGTACCACAATCAGTAAGAGAAGAATTTTGGCCAAATTATTCTAAATTACCTCAAATCGGTACTGACCCTAATGCTCCAAAAGTCAACTATAAAAATATTAAATCTTATGAAGGTTTAGCCTATGCGACAGGAGAGATTTATTATTGTAATTGGCCTCAAGTGGTTTCAAAAGAAGGTAGTAAGAAAATGTTTTTGGATACTAAATGGGCTCATCCATATGAACAAACTTGGATGAGTTACATGTTCCAAGAGCTTAAAAAGGGTAATCTTAATTTTGGTCTATTACTTGCTAGTCCGACTGAACATAATAGGTTTGAACATTACGAGTCTGGTATAAGAAAAGAAAGTTAATTAGGATAAATTTATATCCTAAACTATTTATATAACAAACTGTTCAAATGGAGTTTGTTATTAGGAAAAATGCGACTTTGCCGTTATTAAAAATGCAAGTTGTAAAAGATGGTAGAGGGTCGTATGAAGATTTCATGCGATTTATTGAAACCTCGACTATCTATTTTTCTATGCAAAATATATCTACGGGTATATTAAAAATTAATTCCGCGTTTGCTGGATTCGTAGAGAAAGAATTTGATGACCCTAATACACCTTCAGAATATTATCTTTATTATAGATGATTTGGATTATGAGTCATGCTGGGTCGGAAAATATCAATGCTGTATAATTGCTCCTCCTGAGGCAACACCAACGCCAACACCAACGCCAAGTTATACTCCTTCGCCAACACCAACGCCAAGTTATACTCCTTCGCCAACACCAACAAACCCTTGTATAGAATACTTAACAGATGAAACTGGTAATTACATTTTAACAGAAGAAGGGGATTATATTATATCGGATAATAATCCTTGTATTTAATAAATAAACCCCACGTATATTATATAAAAAATATTTATAAATAAAATTAAAAAATGGCTAACGTAAAAATCTCAGAATTACCTTTAGGTATCCCTACCTCAACAAGCACATTCCCATTTGTTGACAGTGGGACAACATATCAAGGAGCAATTTCGGCAATAACATCAAATGGTAATATATTAAATTACAAAGCCTTATTGACTCAAACAAATCAAATAACAGGTACTAGTATAGATAGTTTTAATTATTATCTAATAATTGGTGAAGAATATACTATTACAAGCTATCAACCAGGTGATGATTTTAGTAATATCGCTGAAGTTATAAGTGGAAACACAAATGAAACAAATTGTGTATTTGTCGCCACTGGTAACACTCCTTTGGTTTGGATTAATGGTTCTGAATTAGTATCAAGCGGTAATTTAGTTGTTGATGTAATGGAAAACAATTTTGGTTTTGACTTGTCGTGGGATATGAATTTTGGACCTGTTGAGGGTATTTACTTCGCCTTTAATGATATTACCGGCCCTATTTATAACACGTTTGAAAGAGATAAAACATCTGTATTAACCCAATTAACAACTTACCCTGTTCCAGTTCCCGCATCAGTTCAATTTTATGCTCAAACTAGTTCTCTCACATCAAAAGATGATATTGTTTATATTTCTGTTTGGGATTTAAACACGGGAGAGACTGTTGGTAATTTACTTTACTATACTCCTGTAGAAATAAAAATTAAACAAAATACTGACACAACTCCTATTGTGGTAAATGGAACTGTTGGGTCAATTTATCCTTTTAACAACGTTAGTGTAGATTTATTATGTGACGGAACCTACATTGAGAATTTTATTGGGGATGGTACCACCGTAAATGATTTATCAGAGTTGGTAACACAATTAAATGTTAATGAAGTAACGGGATTTTTGGGTTCCTATTCGGATGATGGTAGTAGTGGTGTTCTCTTAACAATTAACACCAACAAAGCAAATCAATTTTGTTCTACAGGAACATTAACTTTTGAAGTTTATTCAGATTAAAAAAATAAAAAAATGGTAAAAATATTAAAAAGAACAACAGATAACAAATACTTAAAGTCAATTGAAACTGAAACATGGGTTGATGATATAAAAGATGCATATGAAATGACATATAGGGAATGCGAAGAGGCAAAAACCTCACTAAACGATATTTTTTTCCAAGAGCAGTTGAAAGAGATTGTGATAATGACTAAAAGTAAACCAATAACAAAAGAGGAGAAAAAGGAACTTCGCAATTTATTAAAAACTAATAATATGTGAATTAATATAAAATTATAAAGTAAGACACTCTTAGGTTACTAAAGACATAATGAAAATGACCAAAGAATTATATTAAGTCAAAGAATACAAAAGTATTTCAACAACTTTAATATTTATAAAATAAAGTTACTGGATGGAATTTTTCATAAAAAAAGGAGCGACATTACCCCTTTTAAAATTAAACATAGTTGATAATGGAAGAAATGATTATGATAATTTTCTAAACACTTTAGAGTTGTCGTCTTTGTTTTTTTCTATGACTAATGTCGATACGGGAATTCCAAAGATAATCAACAAACCAGCAGGTGTTGGTGGAAGTAAACCTAATTATTACATATACTATCAATTTCAAAACAATGATACATTAAAAGAAGGTAGATTTGAGTCTGAATTTACTATATCAAATTATGATGGGACTTATGTGTTACCAACAAATGAAAAAATATATGTAAACGTAGTTGATTCTTTTATTACTGAAGATTTAGGGTATTCATCTTGTTATGTTTCTGACTTTGCTTGTTGTAATAACAAAAAACCAACTTTAGTTAATTTTCCTACACCGACACCGAGTCCAACACAAACACCGGTACCCTATGAATTAGTTTTAGGAGCAATATATAGTCCAGGTTCAATTATCATAGATTATATAATCACATCAAACAGATATTTTATAGATGACTTATCATTTGTATTCACTAATGCGTTGGTAACTAATTCTGGAGGTGTAATCATAATTCAAAGCGGAGTAACACTAAACCAAAATACTTTAAGCGGAGTTAGTCAAGTAATATTAGATGAAGATTATTATTCACTCACTAAAGAATCATTATTTAGAGGTATTAACTCACCAGGGTTTGGTACAATAGGTAACATTACTGTTAATTCGGATATTGTTTTTATTACTAATACTCCAACTCAAACCCCAACTCAAACTCCAACAAATACTGAAACTCCAACTCAAACTCCAACAATTACAACGACTAATGAATCAAATTGCGAATGTATATCATTCTTTACTTACGATTATTTTATTACTATTAGCGGTATAACTTGCGCGGGTAGTTCATTCGCCGATGTAATTTATCCTTCAGATAGTAGTGTGTCACTTTGTCTTAAAAAAGGTACATTTTTGGCATATGGCGAATTTGCATATCAGGTGACTATTATAACAGGGGGTACATGTATTACCAATTCAGGATGTCCTGAACCCCCAAGACCGACCAGAACACCAAACCCAACACCTACCAATACATCCACTTCAATAACCCTAACCCCAACACTTACCAATACGATAACACCTACAATTACACCAACAATAACTGAAACATCGGTAACTCCTACACCAACTAATACTTCGGTTACCCCAACCCCAACAATAACTTCAGGATTTGGTATTTGTCCGTCTGTAACCGGATATTTAACGGCATATACCGGTGTAAGTGCCTACACAGTAACCACTGACGGAAGCTACCTTTATCAAGTCAACACCATTAGAACTAGTGTTTTTGATAGCGGATTAAATTTTATACAGGATATTATTAATTTTACAATTACAACAGACACTGCTTATGTTGCTTCAAATCAATCTTATGTGTTTTCAATACAAAAAGCATCCAAAACTTCTCTTTTAGGTTATGATTGGGCAACAGATACTGTAAGTACAATTACTAATGTAGATGGTGGTCCAATTGTATTTGATAGTTTTGGCATTTTTTTGGTATTGGGTTATGGAGGTAACGAATTAAAAATAGTTGACCCATCTACAATGTCTGTAACAAAGACAATTTTATTAACAGGTTCTAGTTACTATGACATGGCAGTTTCGATAGATGACAATTATTTGTATATTGTCAATAGCGGAACTACTATGGATAGGTATGATACTAATGCCAATTATACTTATGTTGATTCTGTTAACTCAGGTATTGCAGGATTCAAACAAATTTTATATAACCCAATTGACACCTACATTTATGTTTTAACAACACAAAATAGAATTACCAGTTATTCTTCGGGTAGTATAGTTAATTATTCAGAGTTTAGTTCGGCTAGTTATGGTGAGGCTGTAAGTATGACATTAGATGAGGTAAATAATGTAATTTATATAGCTTCTAATTTTGAATCTATTTTATACATTACAAAATATGACTGCTCAAGTAACACAATTTTATATACTTATAAACCAACTCCAGGAGTTCAATCCTCATCCCCAAATAATATAAAAATACATTACTCAAACTTAGGGGATAATCAACTATTTGTTTCTGACGGAACTAAAAATTATTCATATATATTGTGTACTGAAGGATTCCCTCCACCAAGCCCAACACCAACTAATTCAACCACGCCAACAATAACTGAAAGCCCGAATAATACCCCAACAATGTCTGTAACCGAAACACCTAGCAATACACCAACCAAAACTTCAACTAACACCCCCCCAACTCCAACAGTAACAAGGACCCCAACCCTAACACCTTCAATTACGAAAACGTAAACTCCGACAAATTCAATTACACCTTCAAATACTTCAACATCAGTTACCCCAACATTAACAAGAACAAATACTTTAACACCATCAATAACTAAAACAAACACAGTTGACGTATCAACAAGATTGATGTACTATTCAAGCGGATTTACGCCACCATATAGTTCACTTACAAGTAGACCTATTGCATTTATTTCATTAGTTGCGTCAACAAAAACTTGGTAACCAATTCCCATAACCAAAGTATTTATAAAATAAAATCTTTGGATGGAATTTTTTATTAAATTAAAGCGACATTTGAATCATCATGTGGATAAAATTTAAAATTCAATTAATATTAAAGGATGTCGTCTGAAATAATAATAATAGAAAGTATACATTACGATGGAGAATCTGCTCAGATTATATTCCAACCTATTAATTCAGACCAGGTAATTAATTTAGGAACCGTAATTTTACCGTACACCTATGAGCCAACTCCACCGTTAAACATTTACGGTACGTACACTATTTTAACAGAGTCAGAACCAAATTGTCCTTATTATATTAATCCACCATTACCAACACCAACTAATACACCTACAATATCATTAACTAAAACTCAAACATCTACACCTTCAATAACCAGTTCACCGACCCCAACTTTTAATCCGTGTATAATATCACCGACCCCAACTTTAACAATAGAACCCACACTTACAAAAACTATTAATCCAACAAGAACCCCAACTCCAACAAAGTCAAGAATACCTTGTTCCCCCACACCAACACCGACTATTCCACCAACACCAAATGTAACTAAAACAAATGCACCAACTAGAACCCAAACTCCAACCCAAACTCCAACTCCAACATTAACAAACACTCCAACCCAAACTCCAACTCCAACTCAAACCATACCTCCCGAAAGACAACCCATAATATTAAGTCAAACGCCAACAAACACACCTACAAAAACTCAAAGAGTAACCCCCACACCCACAAAAACATTAGAACCAACAAAAACCCCAACAAAAACATTAACGTCAACACCAATAACTACCAATACACCAACTCCAACCCACACTCAAACAAGACTGCCAAGACTAACAGAAACACCAACAAATACACCTAAACCAACTTTAACACCTCAAGGAATTGCAAGTTGTAATGATACTGTAAATTTAAGAAATGGTGGTAGTGGAGAATATGTATATGAAGTATCAATTGGTTCATTAGTTGGTCAAGTAACACTAAATTTCAGTGCGTATTCAGTTCCTGATAGGTTTATTGTTGTTTGGGATGGTAATGAAGTAATTAACACTGGATTTAGAGGTAGTTCATTATATAATTCACAATTAAATGATTTAGGATATCCAAATGTTTCAGGGCCTGGGATTGGCTCAGTTCCGTTTTATAAAACAACAATATCTCCAACTAGTGTATTTGTTTACATTTTAGCCCCACTTCCAGGTACTGCTTGGAGTTTTGCGATAGATTGCCCTGAACCTGAGAGGACTCCTCCCCCAACAAAAACAACAACTCTAACTCCAACTCCAACATTAAATATTTCAGTAACACCAACTAATACTCAAACAAAAACTCCTACTAAAACTATAGAACCAACTAATACTCCAACAGTAACAATAACATCAACCGTAACTCAAACTAAAACACTAACACCTACAACAACTCAAACTCCAACACTAACACCTACAACAACTCAAACTCCAACACCATCTTTTACTCCAATATATAATTGTATGTGTTATAGGGTGGTAACAATTCCTCCATATGAGTTTGGTAGATTAATTTACCTTAGTTGTTTAACATTAGATTTTGCAGAAATAGTGGTTGCCTCGGGGGATACTACTACCACAATTTGTGCTATTGATGGTGAGGTATATAATACCACAAGTGCTTATGGAGTGTTAGTAGGTAGTTGTGCTGGACCTGTATGTATCCCATTAAGTCAAACACCTACACCAACTTATACACCAACAAAATCTTTAGAACCAACAAAAACCCCAACACTAACAAATACCGTTACAATTTCAGTAACACCATCAATTTCAGTGACAAAAACTCCAACAAAAACTTTTGACCCAACAAGTACCCCAACTCAAACTATTACAAGTACAAATAACATATCTCCAAAACCAACTGAAACTCCAACTAAAACACCCGCACCATCAAAAACCCAAAAAATTCCTGTTACGGAAACACCAACTCAAACTCCTACATATACCCCAACAAAAACTTTAGCCCCAACTAAATCACAAACTCCTACATATACCCCAACACCAACATTTACCCCTACAAATACCAAAACACCAACGGTAACTCCTACAAATACCACTACAGTAACATCAACTAAAACTCAAACACCTTCGTCAAACCAATGTAATAACTGTGATATGGAAGGTATTTCATATGATTATCAATAAATAACAATATTTATAAAAAATATATTATGTCATTTTCAGCATCAACTTGTTTAACTTACACCGGTAACACACCTCTAGGAGCTACATTATATTTTTATACCGATTTTGATGGGTATTCTGAACCCCCTTTTGGTTCGGTCGCCACCAATCTTATTATTGGAGGTAATTGTCCATATATTATAACTGGAATACCCGATGGCACCACTATAATAAGATTAAAAGATTATAGTAGTGGATGTTGTGTAGACATACCAATACAATCTAGTGACTTATGTCTTGTATGTAATTTAGAATTTAATTTACTTTCAGCAACAACGGTAAGTCAAATAGTTGCCGGTGATTTGTTAACAACGTGTGAAGACCAAGTTTCGGATTATGTAGTTTATTGGTACGGCCCAAATAGTTCTACAAACGTGGGGTATATAAGTGGATATGGTGATGAGTTTGATTACCAATTTGAACACCCTTTAACAGGGACTTCCGCAATTTTTGCACAAGCCGGAACTTATACACCTGTCATTGACAAAATAATTTCGAATGGTGTGACTTTTTCACAAACAGGAGGTACTGGTTATTATATGGCTAATTTAGATTGTTTTAGCGCGGTAACGGTAAACCCACTTACTTGTGATAATGGTAATCAACCCACAAGTGCATATACACATTTTTACAGTTTTTCGGGTGCGAGTCAGGGAGTCGAATCCCCTCCATTGCAAGCGACCTTCCAATTATCCGCAGGAACAAATTATTTCGCGTGGAAAATTAGAGGATTCTCTGTACCTGATACGTTTACTTTTAGTTATTCGGGCACCAATTATCCTGTACCTCTAGTTCTTGATAGAGTTATCATAGGTGATAATTTACCAAATTCAAATATGACATGGACTAATTTTACAAAGTCTGCGGATACATCAATATAATAATCAAGACCAACAAGTATCTGATTTTAGTGCATCTTGTTACACAAGGGTTCTATATAGTTTAAGTGGATGCACCTTCCAAAGTTACAGTAATACAGATTATTATATATACACTCAAGATATTGTGCCAGGAATCACTAATACATACAGTAACGCATTTGGTTCTGGAAATTCAGAACCATATTTAATACCGACACAAGGTGCAAGATTCGGAAGTGGATTAAATGAAAAACTATTCTTTAATGGGTCTAATTGTGCCCGTAGCGGAGTATTTAGTCCTGCGATAATTAGTCAAACATGTGCAGTTTCTGATAATACAAGTACTATTTTTTATCAAAAATATATTAGTGGAACTTGTCCTTCTTGTGTCGGTGTTGTGTACATGGAGTTTAACCAGTACGATGATATGTCTCACTATATTACAACATACGAAACTGCGTTACAATCTAGTTCTTCATGGTATTATAGTGCTTGTACCACAGTTAGTGAAGGTCCACTTAGTGGAACCACAACTGGAGAAACATTTACAGGATACCTCCGCCACCGGAGGATTTCAATTCGCGGTAAATACAGTAAATAACAATTCAACAGGAACCTCTACTAATTTTTCAGCAATAACAAATACTGGAAGTTATTATACTAATCCGTGGAACCAAAGAACAATAAAATACATGGACTGTGAGTCAGTTTCAGGGTCAACAAATTCCGGATTTTTTAATTATATTACGTGGAGTAATAATACGTTACCATTTTCATCATCAACAAGTCCACTTTATTCTTTATCGGCACAAACTTGTACACCAGTTGGCCAAAGTTTTACAAATTTTTATAGACAATATTTGTTTAATTGTAGTACAAAATTACTGAATACTGGGTCTACGGATTTTCAAATATGGTGTTATAGTATAACTAATGGAAACCTTGATACTTTAACATTAGCTTTAACATATAGTGGAGGTAGTTTCACATACACTGACCCAAATTTTGTTATAACTTAATATTTGACTCCATAATCTTTAATATTTATAATTGATAGAAAGGTAAATGTCGTAATTTCGCGGCAGCCAATAAACCAATCAATTATGACAAGTCAAGAAGAAATCAAAGCGTTTCTAGAAGGAAACGACCCTGAAGAGCACATCGTTGCCAT